GTTCCACCTGCAGAAGTAGAGCAGTTTATGCAAAAGACTATTAATGGTATGAAAAAGACTCCTTATATAGGAGAAGATGGACAGTATAATTTACGTTTCAATATGCAGAATATGATGGAGGACTTCTACATGCCTGTAAGAGGAGGAGATACTTCTACTAGAATTGAAACTACAAAAGGATTAGAATACGATGGAACAAAAGATGTAGAGTACTTACAAGCTAAGATGTTTGCAGCTCTTAAAATACCAAAAGCATATTTTGGATTTGAAGGAGATCTACAAGGTAAAGCTACTTTAGCGGCAGAAGATATAAGATTTGCAAGAACAGTAGAACGTATTCAAAAGATAATGGAATCAGAGTTAACCAAAATAGCTCTAGTACATTTATACACGCAAGGATTTACAGGAGAAAGTTTAACTAACTTCGAACTTAAGTTAACTACTCCTTCTATAATCTTTGAACAAGAGAAAGTAGCTCTTCTAAAAGAGAAGGTAGATTTAGCTAATCAAATGAAAGATACTAAATTATTCTCTACTGATTATATTTACGAAAACATATTTGATTTATCAGAAGATGCTTATATGGAAATGAGAGAGCTCGTAAAAGAAGACAGTAAGAGACTCTTTAGAATAGCACAAATAGAAGCAGAAGGTAACGATCCAGCTAAGTCTGGAGTAACATACGGTACCCCTCATGATCTAGCTTCTATGTACGGTAGAAGGTCAACTAATACTCCAAAAGGAGGAGGACCAGATGAATTACCGACAGGATATTCTGAAGTAGAACCTGAAAAAGACCAAGAATGGGGACAACCAGGACCAGAAGGAGGCAGACCAAGAGAGAAAGCTTCCATATACGGCACAAACGATGCATTAGGAGGACGTGATCCTCTAGGGGTCCATGGTATGCAAGGAGGATATCCATCCGACAATGAAAACGTAATGGAAAACATTACAACTCAAGCTGTCTACCATAAAAACAAAGAAGCATTAAAGAATATTGTATTTAAAAAAGAAACTAAAACTGAGGCGGATCTTCTTAATGAAGATAACATCAAAGATTTAGGAAAATAATACATATTTATATATAGTAAACGTGTATAATGAAGATAAAACATTCAAAATTCCGTAATACAGGACTAATATTTGAATTGTTAGTAAAACAAATTGCATCAGATACTCTTAATAATAAGGATTCTGTAGCTGTTTCTATTATAAAGGAACATTTTGCTAATAAGTCAACTCTTGCAAAAGAATACAAACTATATGAATTTATAGTACGTAATAGAAATGTATCACAATCTAAAGCTGAGGCTATTGTATCTACTATTACTGAAGTATCAAGAAAATTAGATCAAAAAGTACTCAAAAAACAGAAATATAGTTTAATTTCTGATATAAAAGAAAATTATGATATCAATGAATTTTTTGGTATCCAAGTTAGAGACTATAAGGCATTAGCTGCACTATACTGTCTACTTGAAGGACAAAGTACTGAGACGTTAATAGACCCTCAGTTACTTGTAGATAATAAGACTACTATATTAGAACATTTAACTTCACAGCCTCAAGTAGAGGAAGACGTGAAAGATACACTGGTAGAAGAATATTCTAAATATGATAAAGATTTAAAGCTTTTAACGTTTAAAATCCTATTAGAAAAATTCAATAACAAATATAAAGATCTATTACCAGAACAAAAAAGGATCTTAAAAGAATTTATTACATCGGTTAATTCCGGTACACGTTTACGTAATATAGTTAATAAAGAGTTTGATACTCTCAGCAGTATAGTAAATGAACTAGCCTCTAGAGTTGATAATCAGGTTGTTAAAATTAAATTAGATGAAGTATCTAAGGCTATTAAGCCTGTTTCTAATAAAGAAAGAATAGATGATAATCATTTAGTTAAGTTGATGCAGTACTACGAACTAGTTAACGAGCTTAAGAAGCTATGACAAGATCAAATCTTGTTAAACTAATTAGAGAGGTAATGCAAGAATTGGACGAAGCCAACGTAACTGGTGGGTCCGCAACGTTTACTCCTGGAACTGGAGCTCAATATGCTACACCAAAGGCATTTGGCAAAGGTAAAAGGGCTAAAAAGACATTAACAAAAATAGGCTGGAAACAGCAACAACGACCTAAAAGGCCGTCAAATACTAAAATGTTTGATTACTTATGAAAGCAGTAAAAGTAACAGAAAATTATAAAGCCGTACTAGAAGGTAGGCTTGCAAAAGGAGAATTTGTTCGCCAGATGAGATTACAATTTCCTAATATTGTAACTAAGTTTAACGGATATGATGATACAGTTCAAATTCTTAAAAATAAACAAATGATCTTTGACGCACCTATAAACGAGGCATTCGAGAACGTAAAAGTATATGATGACAGACCAGCATTAACTTATTCGTTAGATGCACTTGAAAGAGGAATAGGGTACGAACTAACCTCAGCAGGTATAATGGCTCATGATAAATTTAATATTAAAGCTGAAGATTATTTTAAAGCTGAGCAAAAAGCTAAAGGTAATTTAGATAAAGATCCTAATCACTATTTAAATTTACTTTCTGGAGAATCTTCAAAAGTAGACAAACATGATAGAGAAGAGGAAACTAAAAGAGGAGAAGGTAAAATAGACGTATTTAACGGTATGAAAAAAGCTGATCTAAAAGAAGCTAAAGTAATGTTAAAAGAAGGGAAGTTAGATGATCTTGCAGCTAAATTAGGAGTTGATGTAAATAAATTAAAAGCAGCTGCTGATAAGATTAGAGACATGGAAAGAACGTCAGCTGAAAAAGATGCTAAAAAATTAGCAGAAGTTGAAAAAGCATTGGCTGATGAGGTTGTTGAAGAAGCACCTGAAATGTCTTTAGAAGAAAAAAAATTAGCAATAGGAGCAGTAATTGATATAATTAGAAGTAAATACCCAGATTTATCTCAAAGTATAGCTCTTGATTTTATTAAGACTCATTATAACGATTTAATAAACGGTGTAGATCCTATAGCTGAATTTGAAGAGTATGTATCAGTTAATACTGATTATGTACATGAAGCAGAAGTTGAAGAAAAGAAAGGAACTGACCATGACGGTGATGGAGACATAGATAAAGATGATTATATGGCTGCTAAAGATAAAGCTATTAAGAAAGCTATGGGTAAAGACGAACAGTTAAAAGAAGCTATTAAAACTATAATAAAGAAGACTTTAAATGATAAAGCATTAAACGAAGCTGCTACTAACGGACTAGCTTCTCTATCAGATCAGTACGATGGTTTAAAAGGATTTAAAACTTGTGTTATAGATTTACAAAACCTTGTCACTGAAATAGAATCATTTAATGATAGAATGCAAGAAAAACTACAAGGAGTATTTAGTAAATGTGGTGACATCGAAAACGAAGATGGATTAAAAGTTGGAGCATTTTTAGCACCAACTATTATGAGTGCATTTAAAAAAGATATGGGACCTGTAATGAAAGGTGGTTATATGAAAAATATAGAGTTACCAAAAACTGCTATATTTAAAAGACCAGAACCAGCAATGCAGGAAGAGCCTAAACAGACTATCTACAGTATGAATGAAGATAAAGGACATAACCAGTATATGAAAGTAGATGAAGGTCACTGTAATGAAATTATCGAAAAACTTAAAGAGAGATATGCTAGTGAAGGTATTAAATTCTCTAAAAAAGGTAAGGACACTATTAACGCAGGTCATTGTACTGAAGGTAAAATGAAAAAGATGATTTCTGAAATGGAGAAAGAGGGTTACAAAGTACATGAATCAAGCTGTAACAGTAACTAAAATAAAATAACATGGCACAATTACTAGTAGATGTAACACCATTCAAATCGGTACTTAGAGAATCTAAGGAAAAGCCGGGAACATTTGAAGTAGAAGGTGTTATGCAGAGAGCAACATCAGAAAATCAAAACGGTAGAGTTTACTCAAAAGACATTTTAGCAAGAGAAGCTAAAAAGTATACAGATGAGTTTGTAAAGAATGGTAATGCTTTTGGTGAATTAGATCACCCAGAATCTCCAGTAGTATCATTAAAAAATGCTTCTCATATAGTAAAAGAGCTATATTGGAAGGGTAATGATTTAATGGGTAAAGTAGAGTTACTAAATACTCCTGCTGGTAATATAGTAAAAGAAATTATAAAAGCTGGTCATACTATAGGTATCTCATCTAGAGGTACAGGATCAGTTCAACAGACTAACGAAGGAACATTAGAAGTACAACCAGATTTTGAATTAGTATGCTGGGATTTTGTATCTAATCCTTCCACACACGGGGCATTTATGAACCCAGTCGCACTTCAAGAAGGAAAAATTAAAGTAAGTAAATATACTAACTTAGAAGGTATAATAAACGATATTTTAAGGTCCTAGTCAATTTTCCAGAAACGTTATATATTTATATAAGAATATACAATTAATATATTGTATCAACTTACATTTAAATAACATTGTAGTTTTTTTCAATAACTACAGAAATCAAATTTTCATTTATAATGGCAAACAAAGATTTATTCAAGCAAGCTATTGCTGAAGCTAAATCTGTAAGAGAAGCCGCTATTGCTAACGCTAAGGAAGCTTTAGAAGAGACTTTAACACCTCATCTAAAAGACATGTTAGCTGCTAAACTACAAGAAATGGACTCTAAGTCTGAAGAAGTAGAAGAAGTAGTAAACGAGTCTGAAGAAGAAGTAAAAGAATCTGCTGAAGATAAAGTTGAAGAGTCAATTGACGAATCAACTGACGAAGCGATCGAGGAGGTAACTGAAGCTTGTGCTAAATGTGGTCAAACACATGAAGGAAGCTGTGGTACTCACGAAGAAGTAGAGGAAGACCTTTCAGAGGTAGAACCAGTAGAAGCTGCTGACGACACAGAAGCTGAGGATGATTCAGAAGAATCTGAAGACGAAGCTGAACACGATGTTGAGCCAGTAGATGGTGACGAAGATATTAGTAACTTATCTGTTGACCAATTCAAAGATATGATCAGAGACATTATTGCTCAAGAAGTAGGCGGAGACGCTGCTGCTGACGATATGGACGCTGGTGACATCGAAGGAATGGGAGATGATATGGCTGCTGATATGGAAGAACCAGATATGGCAGGTGACGAAGAAGAAATCGACCTTGACGAATTACTTGCAGAATTAGAAGCGACTGAAGAGATATCAGAAGCTCCTAAAGATGACAAAGATGAGTCAATCGAAGAAGCCGAAGAGAAAAAAGACGAGACTGTTGAAGAGGATGTGACTGCAAAGTCAACAACTAACCAAGAGTCTGCTGATCATTCAGCTGAAGGTACTAACATTAACAAAGTTGTTAATGAAGAATCTACAGATGATAAATCAGATTTAGATCAAGCTATGGAAACTATCGAAACTCTTAAATCAGAGTTAAACGAGGTAAACATTCTTAACTCTAAATTACTTTACGTTAATAAGATCTTCAAATCTAATAATCTTTCTGAATCACAAAAAGTTAACATTATTGCTGCATTCGATAAAGCGGAGACAGTAAAAGAAGTTAAACTAGTATTTGAAACTGTTTCGGACAACATCGTAGATGTTAAAAAAGGAAATGTTTCAGAAGCTAAGATTAAAGGCATGGCTAGTAAAGCAACTGGTACAACTGCTTCTAAACCAGAAGAGATTGTATTATCAGAAGCTGCACAAAGAATGCAAAAATTAGCAGGAATAATTAAATAATAATTTAAAATAAAAATTAATCATGGAAGTAAAAAATTTACTTGAAAGCTCAAATAACTATAAGAGCATGCAAGCCGATTCTGCAAAGTTAGCAGATAAGTGGTCAGCTTCAGGTCTATTAGAAGGTATTTCAGACGAAAGAGTTGCTGGTAACATGGCAATGATTCTTGAAAACCAAGCTAAGCAGATCGTATCAGAAGCTAACGCTACTAACGTTGGTGGAGGTTCATTCACAGCCGGAGACGGTGAAGCATGGGCAGGTGTTGCATTACCTTTAGTTAGAAAAGTTTTCGCACAAATCGTAGCTCAAGACTTTGTATCAGTTCAGCCAATGAACTTACCATCAGGTCTTGTATTCTACCTAGACTTTAAATACGGAACTGCTACTAACGGTAGAGGTGACGGAGATAACATGTACGGTAACGTATCTACAGCTAATTCTAAATTAGCAGCTGATACTGATCCTTCAGGAGGTCTTTACGGAGCAGGACAATTCGGTTATTCAATTAACCAAACAGCTTCAGCTCAAACTGCTACAGTAGCAAACGCTACTTCAGCATCTGTATATTACGACGTAGACGTTGACTTAACTGCATTTGATACAGTAAGTATCCCAACTGCAGGTTTAGGCTCAAATTATGATACTTTAGGTATTAGAGCATTTAGCCTACAAACAGGTTCAACTGCTATCGCTGTAGAAAGACAGTATACTAAAATAAATGGAAGTAATATTGAATTCGTTGTTGCAGATGGTGACGTTACCAACTCAACTTCAGTTAACGTATTATTCCACAACCAGCCAGTTGACAACGACAGAGGTGACTTTGAAGCTGCTTCTTCTGCTGCTGTTGATACATCAATCACTATACCAGAAATTGACGTTCAGTTAGCTTCTGAAGCGATTGTTGCCAAAACAAGAAAACTGAAAGCACAATGGACTCCAGAATTCGCACAAGATCTTAACGCATACCACAGTATTGATGCTGAGGCTGAGTTAACTTCTTTATTAAGCGAATACATCTCTATGGAGATTGACCTAGAGATCCTAGATATGCTTATTCAAGATGCAAGAACTACAGATCACTGGAGTGCAGAAAACAACAAAGTATGGGATGGTTCAAACTGGACTACTTCAACTTCTGATTTCTACAACACTCAAGGACAGTGGTTCCAGACATTAGGTACTAAGATTCAAAAAGTATCTAACAAGATTCACCAGAAAACTTTAAGAGGTGGTGCAAACTTCGTAGTTTGTTCTCCAACTGTTGCTACAGTATTAGAAAGTATCCCAGGATACGCTGCTAACACTGATGGTAATGCAGAAGAGTTTAACATGGGTGTACAGAGAGTAGGTTCGTTAGCGAACAGATTCAAAGTATACAAGAATCCATATATGACTGAGAATACAATGTTAATGGGATATAGAGGAAGTCAATTCCTTGAAACTGGTGCAGTTTATGCTCCATACGTACCATTAATGATGACACCTCTAGTGTATGACCCAGAGACTTTCACTCCAAGAAAAGGTCTTATGACAAGATATGCTAAGAAGATGATCAGACCAGAATTCTACGGTAAAATCTTTATTTCTGATTTATCTCAGATATAATAGTTTAACCTATTAGAATTAATATTAAGAGAGGCCTTCGGGCCTCTTTTTTTTATACTATTTATATAAAATTGTAATAGATGGCGAATATAGTAACATGGAATGGTAGTTCTACCTTTGCGACTGGTTCTACACCATTTGGATTTTATGATACAGATACCGACTTTCAAACTGATGCCGATAAGGTAGCAAGTTTTTGTGGTACAAGATTAGGATTTCCTTTAATGGATGTTGAACTAAACAGTGGTTCTTTTTATGCTTGTTTTGAAGAAGCTGTAACGACTTACGGGAACGAAGTATTCCAATATAAAATAAGAGAAAATTATCTATCATTAGAAGGATCTACCACAGGTAGTAGTGTTAATAACAAATTAATTGACCCTTCATTAGGTAGAACAATAGATATTTCAAAAAACTACGGTACAGAAGCAGAAGTAGGAGGAACTGTAACAAGATATACAGGATCTCTAGCATTAACAGCTTCTATACAAGAATATGACCTGGATCAATGGGCAACAAATGATGGTATAACAGGTGGAATTGAAGTAAGACGTGTGTTTTACGAGGCACCACCAGCAATACTACGTTATTTTGACCCATATGCTGGTACAGGTACAGGAGTACAGTCATTAATGGATGCTTTTGACTTTGGATCATTTAGTCCAGGGGTAAACTTCCTATTAATGCCAGCTTCTTTCGATATGCTTAAGGTTCAAGCAATAGAATTCAATGATCAGATAAGAAGATCAACTTATTCCTTTGAATTAGTCAATAATAAGTTAAAAATCTTCCCTATTCCTAAAAAAGCTGCTAATTTAAGGTTCGAATACTATAAAAGTAGTGATAAGAGGGATAGTGTATACCAAGATGGTGATGGATTAGTTAAAACTGTAGCAGATGTACCATATGAAAACCCAACTTACTCATTAATTAACAGTGTAGGTAGACAATGGGTGTTTAAATACACATTAGCACTAGCAAAAGAGCTATTAGCATATGTTAGAGGTAAATATCAGTCAGTTCCAGTACCTGGATCAGAAGCAACACTTAATCAAGCCGACTTATTAACAGATGCAAGGGCAGAAAAGACTGAACTAGTGACTAATTTAAGAGAAATGCTTGATCAGACGTCAAGACAGGCACAATTAGAAAGAAAAGCAAATGAAGGAGACAATCTAAGAAAGACTTTAGGTGATGTACCTATGACTATATACATTGGATAATGAAATTGTTACAGATAATTAGTGAAATAGAGTATAAAACTTATGAAGCTATGGTAAAGTTCGTATATAAAGACGATAGTACCGCTAAAATAGGTGAATTAGTAAGAGCTCTACCAGGAGTAACTACAGTAACACTGACTACTGACTTAGGAAAGGGTAGACAAGTGTTTAAAGTTAAGTTAATTTCACAAAAATCTGGACAAGAAGCATTTGCAGCATTAAAAACTAACGCTATGAGTAAATACTCTACAGTAGTAGGTGTAGAAGTAGCAGGAAAAACGATAGAGAAGATATAATGTTATTTGGAAGTAATAGAGATTTTGATTTACTGGTAAATATTAACAGAGAACTGTTAAAAGATGTAGTAGAACAAGAGATTCTTTATTATAAGATAAGTTTAGAGGATACAATATCTAATTTATATGGAGAAGCATTAGATAAGACCTATTGGTCACCACTATTACTTAACTGTTTAATAACAAGAGGTGATCAAGTTATAACGTCTGATGACTTTGGACCTGATCTAAGTAGGGAAGCATCATTTGCTTTCATAAGACAGGACTTAGAAGACGTATCAGTAGTACCGGAAGTGGGAGATATTTTAGTTTGGCATGAGGACTACTATGAAGTAGATACAGTTAGAGAGAATCAACTGTTTGTAGGTAGAGATAAAACATATAATTTAAACCAATACGGTTCAAGATTTGGTTCTTCACTATCAATTATAGTAGATTGTCACCAAACAAGAAGAGAACGTACTGGTATTACACATCAAATGGAACAATATTAATATGAAAATAAGAGATATACTTAAAGAAGAGGAAAATCCTGACTTCAAAACAACTAAAGTAGATGGACCAGATCCAGTTACCGGTCAAATGACATGGGATGTTGAATATACACCATTAATAGGTGTAGATGATAACTTAGAAGATGCTTATCAAGATTTTAAAAAGATATTGAAGAAGTATCCAACAGATGAAAGGTTACAAAAACTGTTTGATGTATTCTCTCAATTTAAGAGACAGTATAGAGCACACGTAACAAGAAGATATGGCAGATAATAACGTTAATCCTAAATCTCAAAGAGAGATATCTCAGAATTCTATCGAGACCTACAAAGTAGAAGGTTACGAAGGTAAGAAAACTGAGGTAAACGATAAGTTCAAACGTGAACACCAACGTTCTGTAAAGAATGACAGTGTGAAAAAGTTTGCTATCGGTCTAAGAGATATAGATGAAGCTATATTTTATTACTTTAACAACGTTATTAAGCCGTCCGTAATACAGAATGGCTCTAAAAAGATCGTTCCTGTACTATATGGTTCACCGGAAAGATGGTCAGCAGTGCAGAAAGACGGTTTTTATAGAGATAGAAACGGTAAGATACAAGTACCTTTAATATTCTTTAAGAGAGATAGTGTAGAAAAGAATAGAAACCTAGGTAATAAGATGGATGCTAATAATCCAACACAGTTTGGAGTGTTTGAAAAGAAGTGGTCAAAGAAGAACCAATATGATAGATTCTCAGCGTTATTGACTAGGTCTATTGCAAAAGAATATCAAGGAGTAGTTATGCCTGACTACCTTAATATAAACTATTCATGTACTATTTTTACTGAATATGTTGAACAAATGAACGGAATCATTGAAAGTATCAATTATGCCTCTGATGCTTACTGGGGAGATCCAGATAAGTTTAACTTTAGAGCTATGATTGATGATTATACAACAATAACTGAACTCGTTCAAGGGCAAGATAGAAGTGTAAAGACTAATTTTCAAATAAAATTATTAGGACATGTTGTTCCTAATGCAGAAAATACACTTCCACAAGGTAATGCTAAGTTCTTTAACAAGGCATCGGTTTTATTTGGAGTTGAATCAGTCGTAGACATAAACAATTTACCAGAGTAATGGCAAAATATTCAAATACAAGAGTAAACAGTAGAAGTATCAGGTTCTTTGACCAAGCTGCTTCTAAAATGAACACAATTAATATAGAAGAATCGATGACAAACGAACAAAAAGCTTACTTATCATTAAATAAAGTTTTTTCAAGTAATCAAAAAACAGTGAATGTAACCGCTGCAGGAGCATCAAGTGCATCCTTGGAGTGGGAGTCATTAAATCTTGCAACACCCCCACAGGGTTTTCCTAGTTTGACTAGTAAAGATTTCACACTATTTATTAATGGAGTTGTTGTCGAGAACGACGTACTAGACTCTGTTGCACAAACAGGCAGTAATGTCTTGGTTACACTTAACGATGGACTAAACTACAACGTAGACTCAGAAGATGAGTATATGATTAGTGGCAAATTTGGTGATTAGTAGATAGATGGCATTAATAAGATGGAAACAGATAGATCCTAATTTAGGATCGTACGGTAACCTAACAGGTTCCTTAGACATATCCGGATCACTACTGGTGAACGGAGCTGAGGTAGGTGCGGCTGCAACAACAGCCTCTCATGCTGCCTTTGCCGTTTCAGCATCTTATGCAATCTCAGCATCTCATGAGATAATAACTGAACTTTCTTCTTCACATGCTCAACAAGCAGACACAGCATCATTTATTACAGATACTTTTATATCAGAATCAGCAGTAAGAGGTGGTTTCGGTTCTTCAGAATCTTCATCATATGCTTTAACAGCATCTTTTTTAGACGACAGTATAATATCAGAATCAGCAGCAAGAAGTGGATTTGGAGCTGGAAGTGATTCAACAACATTTAATGGTAATAAAGTAATATCACAAGCTCATTTACCAGGATTATTTACATCATCATTTAATGCAGGGACTACTGGAAGTGTCCAAGACTTTTTAAATGCAGTATTTTTCCCCAATACGGGGCCATCTATTACAAGTGCAACTCAATTTAATACTGCAGAATTTGTAGCTAGCGGTTCAACTATAACTACATTGACAGCGACAGATCCAGAGTCCCAAGCATTAACTTTTACTACACAATCAGGATATACAGCAGACCTAGTAAGGTTAGCAACAAATGGTGTACTGACACTAAACGTTACTTCTTCTACAGAACAATTTAATACTGTAAACAGAGGTGATGGAACATTAGCACATCCGGTACTAGTACAAGTAGCAGATACTTTTGGTGCAGTAGATACACAAACAATACATATTGATGTTACAGCCAATTCGGCACCGGTCTTTAGACAAACATCAGCAGCAGGATCAATTATTACATCTTTTACCTCCAGTAGGAATGAAAATTCTTCAACTGGAGAAATAGCAAAAATCTACTTCACAGATGCTAACTCTGACACTATTACAATTAGATCTGGAGGTTTGGATGTATTAAGCGATAAATTTACAATTGCAAGAACAGGTAGTTATGTAAGTTTAAGACAGGTATCTGGTTCATTAGACTTTGAAACTACTTCATCTTATAACTTTAGCCTTACAGCTTCAGATGAACACTATGAAGGAGGTGAAGATTTAGATGCTAGAGCATTTTTACCTATAGTTGTTAATGTAACAGATAACGTTGTACCTGTAGTTAATAATCAAACACTTAGTGCTTTAAATGAAAATAGTGCTAATGGAGCAGCAGTAGATACAATTGCAGCAAGTGATGCTGAAGGAGACACTATAACATTTACAGCATTTAATTTAAGCTCATTAGAACTAGACGGAACACCTGTAGCAACAGGCTCTTATGGAGGTACTTCTTTAACTTCTGATCCTCATGAAAATCCATTCTCAATGGCATCAAATGGAGCAGTAACTAGAAAGAACGGAGTATTTTTAAATTCAGATTTAATAAATTCATATAAATATACAGTAAAAGTTCTAGATTCATTTAATACAGCATCAGCACCTGCTACGATTACAATACCAATTACTGATGATACTCCTGCCACTATATCAGATAATGTTACAGCAGCAAGTATTATAGAGTCCGATACTAGTGGGACTTCTATAAAGACTACTTTATATGGTTCTACTCAAGCAGATTTTGGATCAAATCAAGCTGGAGCATTTACATCATCAAATGCAGCTTTAACAATTAACAGTTCAACAGGTGTATTATCATTAGGAGTTAATTTAAGCGGTTCAGTAACTCAAAGTGGAGCAACTATAGATTCTATAATCTCATTCAGAAATACTTTCAATACTCTAACTACAAGTAGTATATCAGTATCTGTTTTAGGAAATAGAATACCAACAGCATCATTTACAGAACAGACAGCTAATCTAAATGATAACCTATCAATTACTAATACAAACTTAACAAGTGTAACGATATCAGATCCAGATTCAGATACTCCTTACTCTATGTCTTTATCAGGTACTCATGCATCATCATTTAATGCAGTGCCTCAAAATGCTAATTCATCATCCTACCAAATACAAGCAGCATCAAACCTAGCAGCTGGACTATATAATTATTCAGCAAGTATAAAAGATAATTACGATGAAGTAAGAAATTACAACAAATCATTAAGTATATCAAATGCAGGTATAGGTACGATGACTACTAACGGAACATTCCGTATAATAGAATCAGCAACTAACACTACTAACATAGTTACTAATGTAAACGGTAGAACTGGGACTCAAGGTGATCTAGGAGTAACATACTCAGGTTCATTTGGTAGTCAAGCAGTAACTTCTTTCTCTTCTTCTAATGCTCAGTTAGCAGTTAGTAATGCAGGAGCATTAACTTTAGGATTTGACTTAAGCGGTTCAGGAACAGCATCTGGAGATAGTATTTCATCTAATATAACATTTATAGACCAATACGATAACATAGGCAGTGGTAGTATTACAGTTAACGTAGTTACTAATAATCCGCCATTCATAAGTGCTACTTCTCAATCTAATGGAAATGAAAATGCAGCAAGAGGAACAGCAAACTTATTTAGAGTAACAGTAGCTGATACGGAGAGTGATGCTTTACCAAGTGCTAATTTAACTGTAACTGGATTAACAGGAAGTTTAAGTGCATCTGTTGATAGTCCTTATATATACATAAAAGCAAATAGTAATAATGTTAATGCAGGAGTATACGGATTTACAGCAAGTTTAGCTGATACACATTCTTTCAGTACAGCTTTATCAGCAAGTGAATTTACAATAGCAGCAGCAGACGATGGAGCTTTAACAGGAGATACAGCCATCTACATTATAGAATCAGCTACAAGTGGAGATGTGTTTAGAGATGCTACAGGATTTGGATCAGGTAATCCAGCACAAGTTGGAGCATCTTATTCACCAGCATATGCAGGAGCAACAGTACAATCGTTTACTTCTTCTAATGCAGCAATAGTAATTGATGGTAGCGGTAATTTAACCGCAGGTGTAACATTAAGTGGTTCAACTACTCAAAGTGGAGATACATTCTCAAGCACGATTACATTTAGAGACCAATATGATAATATAGGAAGTGGTTCTGTGACTGCAACAGTATTTGGTAACCAATCACCAGTAGCAAACTTTACTAGAACAAATCTTTTTGAATCTAATAATGCTACAAGTGGTTCACAAGCAGGTACACTAACAGTAACAGATACTGAAAATAACACACCATTTACTTTTACAGTAGCAGGTGTTAATGGAGATAAGTTTGACGTTCAAGGTACTTCATCACCATTTAAAGTACAGCCAACTGGATCATTAGATGGAGGTACTTATTTTGTAGATTTAACCGTAAGAGATAATTACGGTGAAACTGTAACATTGACTAGTGAATCAATAATAGTAACTAGATCATTAGATTATGGAGAGGTGTATTTATATGTTTCAACACTGGGTAGTGATTCAAACCTAACCAATGGCTATTTAGCCACTATGGGAGGATCTACAGTGAATGGAGATTCACCACCTCAAGTAACAGCATTATCAGCAGCTTCGCAATCATTGTTTGCAGGATTAATTTCCGGTTCAATTGGTAGTTCAAAAATTGTACTATCTGGAGGACAATCAGCAACATTACTTGCAAGTGGTAGTGGTAGTAATTTAGATAGCGTTTTAGCAGATATTGGTACAATAAGTACAGCATCAGCAGGACAGCTAGTAGTAGTGTATCCATCAGGATCTGATATGTACGTTCCAACTAATATACAAGAATCATTTAATAGTACAGTAGGAGGAGCAGTACCAGTAGTCAATACAGACGGAGGAGGGTTTGCAATAAACTCAGGAGATTTACATTCAATAAGACCAGCAGCAGAATACCGTAATTTTGAAGAGTGGTTTGTATTTGGAAGAAAAACAAGAGATGTATTTGGCTCAAGTGTAGCAATAAGATTAATTAATTCAAGTGGTAGTTTACCATAAACCTTAATAGATGCCTTTATTTAGTTCAAGATTAGATTTAACAACAGCAGCTAGTAGTTCGGGTACGGCCTTATCGAATATAGAATTTACTCGTGGGGCGTTTTATTCCGTTGCAGCTATATCTGATCTTAATGCTATACCTGTAGCTCGTATTGCTCACGATCAAATCGTATGGGTAGAGAGTGCATCAGCGACTTATCAAGCTACTTTATTTGTAGCTGACTTTGAAACTAGATTTGAAGATTCAGCATCTTGGGGTGTATTTAACGGATTTGGTGGGGAAGCAGCAGACGTATCTGGGTTAAATACATTTACAGGATCTATACAAACTGAAGTTAATAGTATAAAAGCAGTTACTGGATCTTATGCTACTACAGGAAGTAATACATTTACTGGTAAACAAATTATACAATCAGGAAGCGGTATTGAATTTTTTGCCGAAGTATCTACCGCAGATAGTTGGGTAAGTTTTAATGATCAGTTTATTGAAACTAGTCCGAGATTTAATATACAAACATCTACTGGTTCTTATGTAGGAGCTTCTAGAGGAGTAATAGGATTAGGAGCATACGAATCAGCTTCTAAAATGTTCTTGTATGCTGATAGTATGAGCTTAGCACCTGGTCAAGATCATCATTCAGGATCAAAACACATGCAAACTAAATTACTAGAAGTAGGTAATTTACAGTTAACCTCTAGAGAAAAATTCTTAACCAAACATATAACAGGTTCAACATTAACTATTGAAGCTGATGTAACCTATACAGGTAGTAATACATTTAACGGAGGAATGACAGGTTCCCTACTTGGAACAGCATCATATGCACTATATGCAGTTTCTGCTTCACATGAGATAGTAACTGAAGTTTCATCATCACATTCTGTACAAGCAGATACAGCATCTTTTATATCTCCTGGATTAGGATTAGCATTTGAGAATGATTCAATAAATTTAAACACAGGATCATCCCATTTTACAAATGCCGTTCAAAATTTATCAGATACAAGTATATTTAGTTTGACTGGATCTGATTATGCAACAACAAATAATATACAAATAACTGGAAGTTTATCACTGCAATTAGACAGTAGTGGTGATAGTCTAGCTATTTATAGTGGAAGTGACAAAAGGGTTAGTATCACTAATGAAGGAATATTAGTATTAACTACTCAGTCAGCTTCACCAACTGCGGTCAAAGGAGGAATGTATTTAGATTCAAATTATGATCTTTATATAGGACAAGATTAGTAAAATGCCGTATATTTATAATAAAGAAATTGTAACTTAAAACCTTATAGACAATGCCAACTTGGAAAAAAGTCGTTGTATCCGGATCAGCGATATCACAATTAAATAACGATGCTAATTATTTAGCAACACTCGGGGATAGCGTAATATCCTCATCAGCACAAATAGCAACAGACATTTCAGGATCATTCGTTTCTGCAAGTAATGCATTAGGCACTAGAATTGACAATGTAGCTAGTACCATAACTTTAGCAGCAGATAATGGATCTAACGATACTTATACGACTGGAGAAACTCTTACCTTCACTGGTGACAATTCTATTAGTACAACAGTTAGCGATAACGAAATTACTATAGCACTTGCAGACGGTGTAGTTTCTAGTTCAGCTCAAGTAGTATCCTTAGTAGAAAGTGGCACTGATTCTAATACATTCACTGACGCTGATCACAGTAAATTAAATGCAATAGAAGCAGCAGCAGACGTTACTGATACAACTAACGTAACAGCAGCAGGAGCATTAATGGATAGTGAGTTAACAGATTTAGCCGGTGTTAAAGGAGTAACAATTTCTACATTACAACCAAAACCATCAGAAGGGGCATTTGCTGACGGTGATAAGACAAAATTAGATGCAATTGAAGCATCAGCTGACGTAACAGACACTGCAAACGTTACTGCTGCAGGAGCATTAATGGATTCGGAATTAACATCTATAGCAGATGTAAAGGCATTAAATCAATCAGTAGTATCTGGAGCAACTCCTACGTTTACAACTACTAATTTTACAGATGCAACCAACAAAAGGTTGATGACCGATGCACAGGAAACTAAATTAGATACAGTTGAAACAAGTGCAGATGTAACTGACACTGCTAACGTAACAGCAGCAGGTGCGGTAATGGATAGTGAGTTAACTAATGAAGCAGCTGTAAAGGCTATAAACCAAGGGTTAGCAACTAGTGATAACGTAACATTTGCAAATACAACAGTAACAGGTAATTTAACAGTATCAGGAACAACAACAACAGTTAATTCTGAAACGTTAAATATCGATGATAATATTATAGCGTTAAATGGTAACGGTGCTGCTTTAGGTGGTATTGCAGTTAACGATGGTCCTGCAACAGGATCTTTACTATGGGATGGAGATAACGACAGATGGGTAGCAGGTGCTACAGGATCTGAATCAGCAGTATTGACGGCATTAGGATATGGAATACTATCAGGATCGACACAAATAGCAGCTGATATTAGTGGTTCATTTGTTTCGGCAAGTAATGCATTAGGAACTAGAATAGATAACGTAGCTAGTACGATAACATTATCTGCAGATGTAGGATCTAACGATACTTATACTACAGGTGAAACTTTAACATTTGAAGGTGATAATTCAATTACTACTACAGTATCAGATAATAAAATTAGTTTTGCCATTGGAGACGGTATAGTATCATCTTCAGCTCAAGCAGTAGCTTTAGTAGAGGCAGGAACAGATTCAAATACATTTACAGACGCAGATCATTCTAAACTGAATGCTATAGAGGCTAGTGCAACAGCAGATCAAACAGATGCTGAAATAAGAGCAGCTGTAGAAGCAGCAACAGACTCAAATGTATTTACTGATGCAGATCATTCAAAATTAAATGCTATTGAAGCTAGTGCGGATGTAACAGATACAACTAATGTAACGGCAGCCGGAGCTTTAATGGATTCAGAATTAACTTCTATCGCAGATGTTAAAGCATTAGATCAATCAGTAGTAAGTGGTGCAACACCAACATTTACAACTACTAACTTCACAGATGCTTCTGATAAGAGGTTAATGACTGATGCTCAGGAAACAAAATTAGATTCAGTAGAATCAAGTGCAGACGTAACAGACACAGCTAATGTAACAGCAGCTGGAGCGTTAATGGACAGTGAATTAACATCGATTACAGATGTAAAAGCTTTAAACCAATCAGTAGTTAGTGGAGCAACTCCTACGTTTACAACGACTAACTTTACGGATGCTACAAATAAAAGGTTAATGACTGATGCTCAAGAGACTAAATTAGACTCAGTTGAATCATCAGCAGATGTAACAGATACAGCAAATGTAACTGCAGCGGGAGCATTAATGGATAGTGAGTTAACTAACTTAGCTGCTGTTAAAGCAATTAACCAAGGATTAGCAACAAGTGATAATGTAACATTTGCTAATACTACAGTAACAGGGAACTTAACAATTAGTGGTACTACTACTACAGTTAACTCTGAGACATTAAATATAGACGATAATATAATTGCTCTTAACGGTAATGGAGCAGCATTAGGAGGTATAGCTGTAAATGACGGACCTGCAACAGGATCGTTATTATGGAATGGTACAGATAACAGATGGGTAGCTGGAGCTACAGGGTCTGAGTCAGCAGTAATAACAGCTTTAGGATACGGAGTATTATCAGGATCTGCTCAAATAGCAGCTGATATATCAGGATCATTCGTTTCAGCTTCAAATGCATTAGGTACAAGAATAGATAATGTAGCAAGTACTATTACTTTAGCTGCGGATGCTGGTTCAAATGATACTTATACAACTGGTGAGACATTAACTTTCACAGGTGATAATTCGATTACTACTACAGTTAGTGATAACGAAATAACATTTACAATCGGAGACGGTATAATGTCTTCTTCAGCTCAAATAGTTTCAGCAGTAGAGGCTGGAACAGATTCTAATACATTTACAGATGCTGATCACAGTAAATTAAATGCTATCGAAGCTTCTGCAACAGCAGATCAAACAGATGCAGAAATTAGAGCGGCAGTTGAAGCTGCTACTGATTCAAACGTATTTACAGACGCTGATCACTCTAAATTAAATGCAATAGAGGCTAGTGCTGACGTAACGGACGCTACTAACGTAACAGCAGCTGGTGCAGTAATGGATAGTGAAGTAACTAACCTAGCATTTGTAAAAGGATTAGCAGGTGGTATATCAGACGGTAATGTTTTAACTGCTAACGATGCAGTAGCTGATGATGACTTCCTTAGAATTAATGGAACAGAAGTTGAAGGTTTAACTGCAGCAGAAACAAGAACAGCATTAAATGTAGAAGATGGAGCTGATGTAACTGATACGGCAAACGTAACAGCAGCAGGTGCTTTAATGGATAGTGAATTAGCTAACTTAGCAGCTGTAAAAGCGATAGACCAATCATTAGTACAGTCTGCTTCACCAACATTTGCAAGCTTAACTATATCAGGAGACTTAACAGTAACTGGTGATAGAGTAGAACAGCAAGTAACAAACTTAGCAGTAGAGGATCAGTTCATTACGATTAACTCTGGAGCTTCTGCACAAGATGCAGGTATCTTCTTCGAAGGTCAAGGAGCTTCTTTAGGTTGGGATGAATCAGAAAATAGATTTGCTTTAGACTTCACAGGAGGTACAGCAGCTCAAACAACAATAGCAGCAGATGCTTATATAGCAGCAGTAGCAAATGATATAGCAGATGCAAATTATCAAAAAGATGGTAACCTCTTTGTAAGTGCTAGTGGTGACGCATTCATTTACGTAACATAATAAGTAATAAAATAGTAATAAAATTAAAAACAATTAAAAAATGGCCTGGAAAAAGATAGTAGTTAGTGGTTCAACAGCCCAACTTTCAACATTAAACGTAGACAGTACAGTAGAAGCAACTCAGCTGTCCGGTTCCCATGTAGGAAATGGATCTGGTTTAACAAACCTAACAATCGCTCAAGTAGCTACAATAACTGATACATTTACAAACCAAACATCAGTAGCTACATCACATAACTTTGATACTAAGAACGTAACAGTTCAAGTATATAATAGTAGTGATCAGTTAATTATACCTGCAACAGTAACAACTACAGATGCAGACACAGTAACTACTACATTTGATACATCAACTTCAGGTCGTGTTGTTGTAGCAAAAGGTGGTCATGTTGTTTCAGGATCGATTGAATTTACTAATATTGCAAACAAACCAACATTACTTTCAGGATCTGGTCAAATAGCTGTTGATATATCAGGTTCATTTGTTTCAGCATCAACTGCTTTAGGTACAAGAATAGACAACATTACAAGTACTATTACTCTAGCGGCTGATAACGGATCTAACGATACTTATACAACTGGTGAGACATTAACATTCACAGGTGATAATTCTATTAGTACGACAGTAAGTGACAATGAGATTACTTTTACTATTGGAGACGGTATAATGTCATCTTCAGCACAAGTAGTAGCAGCAGTAGAAGCAGGAAGTGATTCAAATACATTTACGGATGCAGAGAGTTCTAAATTAGCAGCAATAGAAGCTGCGGCTGACGTAACAGATGCAACAAATGTAACAGCTGCAGGTGCTTTAATGGATTCAGAATTAACATCTATTGCTTCAGTAAAAGCATTAAATCAAGGAGTAGCTACAGGAGATGACGTACAATTTGCTACAGTAACAACTACAGGAGATGTAACAATAGCAGGAGATTTAAATGTAACAGGAGATACAATACAAGCATCAGTAACTAACTTAAATGTAGAGGATAAATTTATTCTTATAAATTCAGGTAGTAACTCAGGAGATACTGGTATAGTATTTGGAGGAGCTGGTGGATCAACAGTTAATACAGGTGATGGTATATTCTATAAAGATACAGATTCAGTATTCGCATATGGAGAAAATATAGCTTCAAATGCAACATCTGCTACAGCAGCCTCTAAATTAGGTAACATTCAAACAGCAGCAGGTAATCCAACATTAGATGCAGCTCCAACATTCCAAGGAGTAGGATCGATAGCAATTAATACTAGTGACGAAGGAATTTGGATCTTTAGTTAATAGTTAAAAGTTTTTAATGAAATGGTTTTATAATTTTATGGGATTAAAAGATAAAATAGCTAAACAGGAAGCTAATAGGTTAGTAAATAAGAAAACTAAACCAGCTCCTGTTAAAGAACAGCCTAAAATACAACCGGCAGAGGTGCAGCTTCCAAAACAAGTAAAAACACAGAGTGGACTTACTAAGGAAGACGCTGCATTCATTATAGCCAAGCTAAGACAAGCTGAATATAAAGGTTCTGAATTCGAGCAATTCTACACCATAATGACAAAACTACAAAAATTATTATAAAAATTGGCCTTTCGGCCTTTTTTTTATTATATTATATAGACTATTTATATTAAACATTTATTGGCCTCCGGGGAAACCTTTGGGGGAAGTGGGCCTGAAAAGGTGACCAACCGTGAACTGTAGATTATGCCAAACTGGAAAAAAATAGCTCTCTCGGGTTCAAACCCTGAGTTTAGCTCACTTACTGTAGACGGTGCTATAGAAGCATCTAAATTCTCTGGATCATTCTCTGGATCTTATCAGGGAGATGGATCTGAACTTACCGGACTAACTTTATCACAAGTATCTACAGTATCAGATACATTTACTTCAGCAACTTCTAAGACAGTTACTCATAACTTTAGTACTAAAAACGTAATAGTACAAGTATATGATAACGATGACAATATAATTATACCAAAAACTGTTACTACTACAGATACAAATACTGTAGATATTACATTAGATACCTCAACAACAGGTAGAGTGGTAGTAGCAAAAGGTGGTCATATAGTATCAGGATCAGTTAATTTTGATAACTTATCTAATAAACCTACCCTAGTTTCAAGTTCGGCACAAATTGCAGCAGATATATCAGGTTCTTTATCAGCGGCGGCTATAGTTAGTTTAGGAGCAGGTATTTTATCTGGAAGCTCATCAGATGGAGCTATATCATCATCAGCACAAATAGTTGCTTTAGGAGCTAATATAGTTTCTTCTTCAGCACAGATAGCAGATAATATATCAGGATCAGGTAACATAAGATTTGAAGCATTAAATACTAAAACAGGATCTTTAGAGACTACCAACACTACACAGAATGCTAGACTAAATAGTATTGAAGTTAAATCCGGTTCAATAGACACAGCAATTACCGCTTTAGGAACTGAATCTGGATCAGTTAAGACAAGATTAAATACAATAGAGGCAGCAACTGGTTCATATGCTTTAAAAACTCAAATATCAGGTTCATTTACAGCAGTAAGTGCATCATTTGCAACTACTATAGGAAGTTTAACCTCTGATTATACAGAATTAACTAATATACCGGCAAATATAGTATCATCTTCAGCTCAAATAGGAACAGATATATCAGGTTCTCTATCAGCAGCTGCAATTGTAGCATTAGGAGCAGGTATTTTATCAGGTAGTTCAGCCGATGGAGCAATATCCTCTTCAGCTCAAATAGTAAATTTAGGAGCAGGGATACTATCAGGATCACAAACTTTATTTTCACAATCATTTAGTTCAGCAACAGCAGTTACTGCATCTCATGGATTTGGAACTAAAGATGTAGCAGTTTATGTATATGATAGTAATGATAATTTATTCTTCCCTAACAATATAAAGACAGCAACTACAAGTGCTGTACATTTAGACTTTAATTCGTCAAGAACTGGTAGGGTAGTAGTGTCAAAAGGAGGGCATGTAGTAGATGTACAGGCAACAGCTACAACTGCATCTTATGTACATGGATTAAACGTACATAGTACAGTAGGATCAGCAACATCAGCATCTTTTGCAACTTCAACTCCAACCGCCTCCTTTGCTTCAACTGGACCATTCTTATCTAACACAGGAGGAACAGTAGATGGAGATGTAGTAATAACAGGAAATATTACTGCTAATGAATATATTTTAAGTTCATCAGTAAGTATAGTAACATCTTCTTTTAGTAGTGGTTCTACTATATTTGGGGATACTTTAAATGATACTCACTTATTTACCGGTAGTTTAAACGTAACTGGTTCTGCTAATTTAGTAGCTTCACAATCAGTAAATACAAGAGATGACTCATCTTTAAGTATGTGGGCAGGATCACAAGCACAATATGATGCTTTAGGATCATATAATTCGAACACAATTTATTTCGTAACATAATATTATGGCACCGTTATATCTAGGATCAACAGCCATATCAAAAGTATACAAAGGTAGTACTGAACTAGCTCAAAACTATTTAGGAGATAATACTATGTTAGTTAACGCCCCTACTGGTACTGATCATTTTGGTACGATTGCCTATGTAGGAGACAGACCAACTAATTCACCAAAAACTGGAATGGGATTTGCACCTGATTTAGTAATAATAAAAGGAAGGTCTTTTGACGATCATTGGAGTGCGTTAGATACTACTCAAGGAGCTTTTTTATTGTCACCAAATACCACAGGCTTTTCAGAAGCTTTTTCAGGATGGTCATTTGGTAGTGATGGATTTACAGTAGGTTCAAGTGGTCAAGCAAACTCAAATGGTGAATCACATATAGCATGGGGATGGAAAGCAAATGGAGGAACCACTTCTTCTAATGGTAACGGTACAATATCATCAACTGTACAAGCAAATACTACTGCAGGATTTAGTATAGTAACTTATTCAGGTAATAATGCATCTAGTGCTACTATAGGACATGGATTAGATTCTGCACCTCAACTTGTTATTGTTAAGGCTATAAATCTCTCCGCAGGATGGCCTACTATGTTTAATGATGGTACTTATTCTCATTACGGAATAAGATTAAATCAATCAGGAGTAGACACAGGTAACGGTGGAGTATTTTTTAATAATACAGCACCAACAAATACAGTATTTACTGTAGGTAGTGCTGATGAAGTAAATGATGGATACAATTATGTAGCATACTGTTGGCATTCAATACCAGGGTATTCAAAAATAGCTCATTACACAGGTACAGGTAGTACAGGATTAGAAATAAGTCTAGGATTTCAAGCTAGGTTTATAGCTGTTAAAAAAGTAGCTCCAAGTGGTGATAGATGGTTAGTAGCAGATACTACAAGACATGCTGCTGTAAATAACGATGCTTTTGTAGATTTTACATCAACTCTTGATGAAAGAGATTTTAACTGTACTAACGGTATAACATTTGGATCTAATAGTTTTACAATTAATACTACAGACGGCTCTTTTAATAGTTCTGGCGCTACTTATATTTACTTCGCCTTTGCATAATATTTATAATATATGATACACGAAGACATAACCATATCAGGATCATTTCAAGCAAGTGGATCGTTTATTCTACCAAGAATAGCGTCTAACTCTCTAGCAACAGCTACAACAGGTAGTATGTTCTATGATAGTATTAATGACGTAGTAAAAATTTATACAGGTACAGGATCAACAACAGATGGATATATAACTGTAGGAGAACAATCAGCACCAGCAACATCAGGAGGAGGAGCAGCAGCATCTGATGATATTGAATATCTTGTTATTGCCGGAGGCTCATCAGGAGGAGTTGGAACTAGTCGTTCAGGTGGAGGTGGTGGAGCCGGAGGTTACCTATCTTCTTCTTTATCTGATATAGAATCTGGTTCACAAATAACAGTAACAGTAGGAGCAGGAGGTGCAACTAAAACATCTCAAGGACAAGGTAATGACGGTAGTAATTCAACACTTGTTAGCGCAGCCGGAACATCTTTCACAACAGTAACCTCTTTAGGTGGAGGAGGAGGTGGATACCCCGGTGATGGACGTGATGGCGGATCTGGAGGTGGTGGAGCACACGGTGGAACATCAGGTGGATCAGGTACTGTAGGACAAGGTAATGACGGTGGTGACGGATCAGGTGAGGCACCATATGCAGGAGCAGGTGGTGGTGGAGCAGGTACAGCTGGATCAAACAGTAGTGCTGGGTCAGCAGGTACCGGTGGAAACGGATTAGCATCTCCAATAACAGGAACATCTATTACCAGAGCAGGTGGAGGTGGAGGTGGTGGTTCTGTAGATGCAGCTGGGGGAACAGGTGGAGGTGGACATGGAGCAACAGGTACCGCTAATCCTGGAGTAGCCAATAGCGGAAGTGGTGGAGGTGGTGCCCAAACAAACGGTGGAGCAGGAGGCTCTGGAATAGCAATTCTAGCTTATCCTACTGGTTCAATAACAGCACAAGGTGGTATAAAAACAACAAGATCAGATGGACAATTTGTTCATACATTCAAAGAATCAGGTACCTTAACAGTAGGAGATTCTGGTTCGTATACTATAGCACCAACTGAAAATTTCAACATTGTAACTTATACAGGTAATGGCAGCACTCAAGCTATCACAGGTGTAGGATTTCAGCCAGATCTTATATGGATAAAGGGTAGAGATTTTTCTGATAATCACAATATAGGAGATTCAACAAGAGGACCTGCGAAATATTTATTTCCAAATTTAACATCAGAAGAATTTTCTGGCACTAGTTACTTTACATCATTTGATTCAGATGGATTTACACTAGGTAATGATGGTTCTAATAATAAAAATAATTCTACTTTTATAGCTTGGTGTTGGAAAGCAGGTTTATATGCTAGTTTAAGCTCAACAACATCTACAGACATTTTTACTGCTACATCTGATAACTGTAGTGATAGTGGAGACTATATTATAGGGACTAAAACTTATGACTTTACAACTCCTACTTATGTAAAAGGAGCATACTCATACTCTACATTTGGAGCATCAGCACGTGCGTCTAATATTACTATTCAATGGAGTGATAATAATAGCGATTGGGTTACTGCTTATTCTACTTCTATGAATAATGGTGATCCTGTAGGATGTGGTATTGTTGACTCAGGTAATTATGCAACGGAAACAGATGCTAATGTTTTAAGTAAAGGAAAACATAGATACTGGAGATATGTAGAAGGATCAGCTATTACTAGTCATCACCCAAGAGTATCAAGAATAGGATTTTATGTACCAAACTATACAGGTATAGTAAATAGAAATACCGACGCAGGATTTAGTATAGTTTCATATACTGGAGACGGTGGGGGAAGTTCTACAGTAGAACACGGACTAGGGGTACAACCAAAATTAGTAATAGTTAAAAGACTTGTAGGAGGGTATAATTGGATGGTAGGATATTTAAATTCATCTGATGAACAACATTCTTTATATTTTAATACTACCGGAATAAGAGATAATGAACTAAATAGAAGCCCACAAGGATTTAATACAACAACTTTTCAATTAGGTTCTATTGCTAATGACCATACGAATAAAAGCGGTGATGAATATGTTGCATATTGTTTTGCGAATGTAGAAGGATATCAAAAGATTGGAACTTATACAGGAACAGGAGCAACAGGAAATGCTGTAACAGTAGGATTTAAACCTAAATTTGTAATGGTTAAATCAACAACTGCAGCAGAACCTTGGTTTATATTAGATAATGCGAGGGATACAGATAATCCAAGAGATAATCGTTTAATGGTAGACAGTAATGCTGCAGAAGATGACGGAAGTGTACACACTATGAATTTTAATTCAACAAGTTTTACACTAAATGGAACCACAGGAGACGGTACAAACGGAAGTGGAGAAACTTACCTATACTGGGCAATATCAGAATAAACTATGTTATATGAGAATATAGAAATGTCAGGATCCTTAGACGTAACAGGATCGTTTATAGTCCCATTCGGGACTTCTTCTGTTACTGCTAGCTATGAAAAAGGAAGAATGATGATTGAAAAAGATTCCGGTCGTTTATTTGTATGGACTGGATCTTGGGCAACTATAGGAGGACAGGAAAATCCTTCAAATCCACCAACTTCAGTATTTAACGATGCAGTAGGAAATTTAACAGCATCTATATCTTCAGGTACTAATCTTATTAGTATGAGTTTATCAGAAGCAGATAATATAACATCAACACCGTATAGTGCAAGTATATCAGGATCTTCTTTTGAAATAATATTCTCTAATGCCGATTCATCATCAGGGTTTATTAGAAACACAACAACATTAGCTGAAGGAACTTATTACTATAATGTAACGGTATTTGATAGTGGTAGTATAAATTCACAATCTTATAATAATCAAACAGTAACAGTTGCAGCAGCACCTGGATATGATATAGAGTACTTAGTAGTAGCCGGAGGAGCTTCTGGAGGGAGTAACGGTGGAGGAGGAGGAGCCGGAGGATTATTAAGTGGCTCTATTAGTAGTATATCCGCAGGTGTCTCTCTTGCCGCTACAGTAGGTGGAGGTGGAGCAGCTCAAACAACTTATCAAAATCAAGGTAATGATGGAAGTGATTCTTCTTTAATAGGTACAGGAGTAGCTTATACCTCTAACGGTGGAGGAGGAGGCGCATCTAATAACAGTTACGACGGTAGAGACGGAGGTTCTGGAGGAGGTGGAGGAACTCAATACAACGCTACGGGTACTGGAGGTAGCGGTACAGTCGGTCAAGGAAACGACGGTGGTGACATTGGCTCAACAGGACACCCATACGTAGGTGCAGGTGGAGGAGGAGCAGGTCAAGCTGGTGAAAATGGAGCTCATGATAGTCCCGGAGATGGAGGAGATGGTAAACAGTCCGGCATCACAGGTACTTTAACTTATTATGCAGGTGGAGGCGGTGGAACTGCCGGAACTGGTGTAGGTTATACAGGAGATGGTGGTGACGGTGGACAAGGTGGAGGTGGAGACTCTTTAGCCTATAACGATGATGGACTTCCTGGAACTAATAACACAGGCGGTGGAGGAGGAGCATCAGGTGATGGTCAAGATTCAGGAGCAGGTGGATCTGGTATAGTAATACTTAGAATGTTAAGTTCTAATTATTCTGGTACAACATCAGGATCTCCTACAGTAACTACTGACGGATCATATAAGGTAGTTAAGTTTACATCATCAGGAACATATACAACATAAAAAAGTAGATATTTATAAACATGGCACATTACGCAAAGGTCAGACAAGGAAAAGTAATTAAAGTAATTGTTGCAGATGCATCATTCTTTGATAACTTTATAGATGATTCACCAGGAACGTGGATCCAGACATCATATAATACAAGAGGAAATGTTCATTATGAACCGAATTCTAATACTCCTCGTACAAATCAATCAGGTTCATTAAGAGGTAATTATGCAGGAGTAGGATATACATATGATAGAACATCAGATGTATTTTATGCACCACAACCATTTAACTCATGGAATCTAAATACAGGTTCATTTCTATGGGAAGCACCAGTAGCAAAACCAACAGGAGATGCTACAGGATCTTATACAGGATCCTATAGTTGGAACGAAGATATAGAAAATTGGGTTACAGGAAGTATTTAAGTAAAATAGTCGATATTTATATTAGAATAACCGATATAACTTTAAAGTAAAAATATTATGAGAATAGATAGCGCAACCGGTATAAACACAGCCTTAACAGGATCGTTTACTGGATCATTCATAGGAGATGGTACTAACTTAACAGGAGTAGCAGCCACTTCATTTAACCTGGATTCACTTACTGCACTAGGAGGTGCAACAATTGATCAGGCAGATAACTTTTTATTTTCCGATGCAGGGACTGAAAAGAAAGTAACCTATAGTAATTTAGAGGATACTTTATTTGGTAATGTATCAGGAGATGGTACTGTAGCAGCAGGAGGTGCATTGACACTTGCTGATGGTAATAGTACAAGAACAAATTTAGGTCTAGCAATTGGATCAGATGTTCAAGCATATGATGCACAGCTTGCAGATGTTGCAGGACTGGCAGTAACAGACGGAGGATTTATAGTAGGAAATGGTTCCAACTTTGTTCTAGAGACAGGCGCTACAGCTAGAACATCACTTGGATTAACTATCGGAACAAATGTACAGGCATATGATGCACAACTGGCGGACGTTGCAGGATTAGCAGTAACAGATGGAGGTATAATAGTAGGGGATGGTTCTAACTTTGTATTAGAAACAGGAGCTACAGCTAGAACATCACTAGGAGTAGGAACAGGAGATTCTCCAACATTTACAGGACTTACATTATCAGGTAATTTAACTGTAAACGGTACTACTACAACGGTTAATTCAAACACACTAAATATCGGTGATAATATTATAGCAGTTAATGGAGTTGCTTCTACATTAGGTGGTTTAGCAGTTAACGATTCACCTGCTACAGGATCACTATTATGGGATGGAACTAACAATTACTGGATTGCAGGAGCAACAGGATCAGAAGCACAAGTATTAACAACAGGTAATACAGATGCAGATATCTTAACATTCTCTTTACCAGCATCAACAACAATATCAGCATTTGGTAAAACACTTGTAGATGATGCAGATGCAGCAGCAGCAAGAACAACTTTAGGGTTAGGTTCAATATCAACTTTATCATCAATTGATATTTCTGATAATACTAACTTTGCAGTTTCAGATACAACAGGACAGACTGGTATTAACTTAACATTAACAGACGATACAGTTTCCGGTGTTGTACATGCATTAGATACAACAGACGATGTACAATTTGATAGCTTTGGTGTAGGTACAGCAGCATCTGGTACTTCAGGAGAAATTAGAGCTACTAACGATATTACATCATTCTATTCTTCGGATGAAAGATTAAAAGAGAATGTAGAAGAATTAGGAGGTGCATTAGATAAAGTAAAAGCTTTAAGAGGTGTATCTTTTGATTGGAAAGAATTATCTGATGAAGAAAAACAAACAATACACTCTCACGAAGGTCACGACATAGGGGTAATAGCACAAGAAGTAAAAGCACAGTATCCTGAAATAGTAACTGAGAGAGAGCACGGACATTTAGCAGTTGATTATGCTAAATTGACAGCTGTATTAATTCAAGCAGTTAAAGAATTATCAGCTAAAGTTGACGAGTTAAGTAAATAAAAAAAAGTTAATGGGTTACATTTTAAACGTAGACTTGGAAACAAGTAACGGACCTTCTCATGAAGTGTACGTTAGAATAGAAAGTTTCAAAGTAAACAGAGTTACATCAAAAGCAAGGTTTCAATTGACATACTGGATAGATAAGGAGCATGCAAGTAGGTTTAATAAGACTTACGTAGAAGAAGAAGATAGACCGATGGTAGGTTTAGTGAGAGATAAAGTGATTTATTATGAAAATGATGAATCAGAAGGAGTAGAGAAAACTGTACCAAATTTAATAGAGGTAGATCTTGCAAGAGAAGAAGAAGTAACAATTCCTATATTAGAGGAAAAAGAAGTTACAAAAGAAGTACCTTATACCAGCTTTGATGAAAATGGGGAAGAAATTAAACTTTATAGAACCATCACATCAATTGAGAAAATTGAAACTGGAACGAAGAAGGAGATGAGAAAAATGATTGATCCTAAACTTGCAGCTAATATCTTTGAGTTTGGATATGAAAAAATAAAAATAGAATTAGGGAAAATATTTCCTAGCAAGAAAATAGAAATACTTTAAAAAGTAAATTATGTCATACCATACTTACGGAGCAACTAACATAGCATATTCAACTTTCGATATTTGGGCAAATAATGTTGCTAGTGATACAAACGCTCAATTGGATACTGCACTAAATGACTTTCATCCAGCTCAGTCAGCACCCTTCTCGGTAAGTACATTACAAAACACTGACGTATTTTATGGTAGTGCTACTGCAGGTACTGGAGGTACAATTGAATTAACTAACCCTTACTCAGTAGGAGCTACATCAGGTACAATAGTCATAAAAAATATGGATTTAGGGGAGAATAACCCCACATTAGTTGCTTCGGCAACTTATCCTTATACATTCGATAGTTGGAGAACGGCATCAGGAGGTGGCGGCTCTCAAATTAGTACTAACGCTACACTTACTATTACAACAAGTACTACTCAAGCGACTGTATACTATGCACACTTCACAACAACACACGTAACACCGTAATAAAAAAATGAAAGGTTTTGACAGTAATATGGGTTTTAGAGAATATAAAAAAGAATTATAATTCTAACGATTATTATATCGATAGTAAATTTAATGTTCTTCTTTTATTAGCATCTGTACACTTATGGAAAAAGCACAACAGAGATGATAAGTGTGTTTTATATGCAGATGATCTTACAATAGATTTTTTAAATAAACATAGGCTATTAGAATATTGGGACTCTATAAAAACTCTTCCTAAGCCTAGAAGAATAAATAAAGATATTTTTTGGGCTGCAACTAAAGTAGAGGTTTTAGCAGAGTTAAACGAACCTGCTATAATAATGGATAATGATACCCATTTTTATAAACCAGTAAAACATTTATTAGATTTAGATAAGGTATATGTTTGTAATCTTGAAGAAGGCAAAGGGTATTACCCAACCTTTATAGATGAATATGTTAGTAAATTATCGATAAAAGAAAGATGGAAACCATCTTCTGTAAATGTATCTTTCCTTAACTTACCAGATCCAGATTTTACAAAAGAATATGCTGAAATGAGCTTAAAGATGATGGAAGAATTTACATCTTTAAAAGCACCTAATTCACAATATCTTATATTCTCAGAACAATTACTATTAAGACATCTATTAGATAAAAAGAATATAGAGTATAATTCACTAATATCTAATTACTGGAACTGCAAAGATTGGGATTGGGGCAGTGAACATGATAAAGGTATATGGACAGCGGAAGAATCAGAGGTATACTTTAAACACTACGGACCACTAAAAGGATGGTATTTAAATAACAAAAAAGGATTTTCATACGTAAATCATATAAAACATTTGGAAAATTGTATAAATTTACCTAACTTAGACTTAAGTAGTTTACCAAGAAGATAATGTCTATAACAAATAAAGATTTCATAAGTAAGTTTATAACCAATAATCAAGAGTATAAAGTAGATACTGAAGGTAAAGAATATATTGAATATACTCCTGTTAAATACAGGTGGACACATGGAGCATCTGATTTTGATATGGGGGATGGTCTACTAATCTACTCAACTATTCAATATATAAGAGCTAAAACATGTGTGTGTTTAGGTAGTGGAGGAGGTTTTATTCCTCGTATTATGACTCAAGCTAGAATAGATCTACATGATCAAAATATATTTGAAGGAGATAAACATAACAACTGGGGTGATATAGGAGTTACTATTATAGTAGATGCAGATAATAAGATAGGAGGGGAAACTGATTGGACTGAATATAGCTCATTTCTAAGATCTCATTTTTACCCAAGGTATATAAAAGAAACAACAGAAAATGCTTATTATAACTTTTTTGTAAAAGAAGATATAAAAATTGATTATCTTCATATAGATGCAGGACATTCGTATGAAAATATTAAACAAGATTTTGAACTATATAGTAAGCTATTAAATAAAAACGGTATAATCTCAGTACATGATACTGATAAGAACTACTCTAAAAATCATATAATTTCAGAAGACAGTAAACATAATTACCAAGATTTTACAGAAGGACCTTCTAAATTTATTTCAGAAATAGGGAACGAATGGCAAAAGTTTAACTTCTTTAATGAGGGGATAGTAAAAGATAAACCTTCTAGTACAGGAATAACATTTATAAAGCATGCTTAATTTAGTTACAGTTGTAGGTAGAAATACTCATATATTACCACATATGCTTAAACACTATAAAAATATAGTAGATAAAGTATATGTAGCAGTATATAGACAAGATGAAAATGATGGTATATTAGAAGAAGTAGAGAAACTAGGAATCGAACCATTTAAGGTAATTACTGAACCTAGATATAATTGGGATAGAGTAACAGAAATATACAATGATATAAAAAAAACTAAACCTGACGAATGGTGGATAGTGTCAGATGATGATGAATTACAAGTCTATCCATACGATGTTAGAGATATAATAAAGGACTGTGAAGACAATGATTTTCACTTTGTCACAGGAGGGTTCTTAGACCGTCTAGGCCCTAATGGTACTTTTCCTGAAATAACGAGAGATACGGATATTCATAAAGCCTTTCCATTAGCTGGTTTCTTTAGATATCCTTTATCTCAAGCTTGTCCTAATAAAATTACTTTAATGAAAGGGTTTCAAGATGTAACTTCTGGCCAACATTATGCTTATTTTACACCTCAAAAAAATAGCTGGGGTAGATGGCATAGAAAAAGAATGCCTATAGATCATGTATTTACACAAGTACATCATTTTAAGTGGGATTCTACCTGTATGCAAAGAATAAGAGAAGTAGTAGATACAAGAGAAGATTATAGTTGGCACTGGGAATATGAAAAAATGTACGATGCTATAAAAGACCAGGGTGATAGAATAGATATAAAAAAACCTGAGTTTTTTATAGAAGAATTGAAGAATTTTTCGTATATTGATTATAATGATTATCCACACTGGGATAAATTAACAGAATTAATAGTAAACGTATGACAAAAGAAGAATTAGAATTAGAAACTAGAAAAGTAAAAGCACTAGAAAAAATAGCCACTAGTATAGATACTCTAAGTTTATGGTTTGAAGAAGTAGATAAGGAAGACTGGGACAATAGAATACAGTTCTATCTACAAGAGTTTCATAAAATGGTACCTAAAGACGTAGAATAACATGCATAGGTTAGGAATAATAATTCCTTATAGAGATCGTGCAAAACAACTTAGAGTATTTATTAGAGAGTTAGATCAATTTCTAAACGTCTACCCTAAGATTGATTATACCGTTATTGTCGTTCATCAAGAAGATAAAAAAAAGTTCAATAGAGCTAAACTTCTCAATATAGGTTTTATAGAAGCTGAGAAAAGAGGTTGCGATTATGTTATTTTTCATGATGTAGATCTTATACCTGTAAAAGGAAGTTATGAGTATAGCGATATTCCGTTACAGTTAGCTAATAAGTTTGAACCTCTTGGTAACTTTAAAAGAACTATACAAAGAGATTATTTCGGAGGCGTTACACTATTCCCAGTTTCTACTTTCAGAGACATAAATGGATATTCTAATAAATACAGAGGTTGGGGTTTTGAGGATAATGATATACTATTTAGATGTAAGGAGAAAAATGTAGTTTTAGATGATATAGGGTACAGTATACCTTCATTAGATAAACCAGCTTTATATTTTAACGGTAAAGACTCTTATATTAAGATACCTAATAACTTTACTTTTGTTAGACCAATATCTTTCGTTACCTCTTTTTACCCAGATCCTATAATATGTGATGCTAATGAAATAACAGATGAATATGCTGTATTTGCTATACCAGGTTATGATTTAAACTTATCTTATAATTCATTTAGTACATATAAATTTGAATTATTTTTAGTAAACGATGTAACTCTATCATCAACTACAGAGTTTATTCCTAATATACCTGTAAGAACTGCTGTTACTATTGATCCAAAAGAAAGAAAAATAGAATTTTATTTTAATGGTAAAAAAATTGATACTGTAAGTTGGGATAAGTACCATATTAGAAAGTATAATGCTGAACCATACCTATATTTAGGAACTGGTGATCCTAATAGAAAAGAACATCCTAAATTTTTTAAAGGATATATTGATAGTTTTAATGTATTTGATAAGATATTAACTCGTAGCGAAGTAAAACATTTATCTAATAATTACCATGATAAAATAATCACAGAAGCAGAAGAGTTTAATTATTTAAAAGAAAATATAATATGTAGTTTAGATAGTAGACATATAGGTAAAAATAATAAATTAATAAACTTAGCAAATAATAAACCAATTGGAGAATTAAATAATGTAGAATTAAAAGACCTTACCACAGGAAGTTCTAAATCTTTTAAAATGCCTAAGAGAAGAGGTTGTAAATATAGATTATTAGAACATAAAGAAGGAGGTTATATAGACGGATACTGGGTAGATTGGAAAAGTAGAGAAAATCAATTATATTATAATTCATTAACTAAAAATAATAAGAGTAATTTAGAAAATGATGGATTAACAAATTGTAAGTATTTTACCTTATCGGTAGAAGAAAAACCTGAATATATAAAATTAAATGTTAGAACATAATGGGTCATAAGTTAGGAGTTTGTGTACCGTATAGAAACAGAGAGTTACATATGCATGAGTTCATACCTAAGATAGGTAAGTACTTGAAAGAGCAAGGCATAGACTTTCAGATATATATAGTTCATCAAGTAGATGATAAACTCTTTAATAGAGGTGCAACAAAAAATATAGGAGCAAAACATGCTTTTGAGGACGGCTGTGATTATATAGTATGGCACGATATAGATATGATTCCTGAAGAAGATGGAGGAGCTGATTATTCTTATCCTGCAGATGCACCTAGACATATAGCTACTAAAATACAACAAATGGACTATCAACTTAAGTATCATGAGTACTTTGGAGGAGCAGTCTTATTTACCAAAGAACAAGTTGAAAGAACTAATGGATACTCTAATGATTATTGGGATTGGGGAATGGAAGATGATGATTTATTTTGGAGATGTCATAAAGAAGGTATGACTAATGTATCATACTTAACTAAAAATCCGATAAAACAGAAATACCTTTCATTATCAGGTAATAACTCTTATGCAAAATTACCTTTTGAAAGAAAGTATAGAGGGTTAACATCTAAATCTCATACAGTTTCAATATTATGTAGATCTTTTCAACAACCTGACAAAAATAAAATATTTCTTATAGGAGATAAAGATACTAAATACGTAGAATACCCTATCTTTAGAATCCCAGGTTACGACTACGGTATATCGTTTAATAACTCTAGGGCCCTGACACTTACTTTTTGGAATAGTTTTAATAACCATAACTACATGTGGGTAAAAAGGTACGATAGTCAATGGAGCTGGATTACAGCTGTTATAGATTTTGAAAATAAACTATCTCATTTATACCTTAATGGTGTAGAAATAGACTCTAAAGGAGGATACGGTAGTCCATCTCCTTTATCTTGGACAGGTAAATTAAAAAGTTATGGACAACAAGATATTTATTTAGGAACATCCCCATCTGTTGAAGATTCAGATGGATTTAAGTTTTTCAAAGGAGATATTGCAAAAGTTTTTTGTTGGAAAAAGGCATTAACACCTGATGAAGTCATCAATTTAGATAGTAATATTCCAAAAGATGAATTAGTAGTTGATTTAGATTTAAATAAACCTATTTCTAAGTTTAACGCTTTTAATACTGAAATAAAAACTGAAGAATTTAAAATACCTAATTCAATTATCCCTCATAGAGTTGAAGGTAGAATGAGATGTTTACCTCATGAAGATGAAGGTTTGGTAGACGGTAAATGGGCAAAAGGTGAAACTACTGCAGCAAATGAAAGAAAGTATGTATTAGGAATGCAGCAAAATAAAATAGATTATAAAAACGACGGAATAGCACAATTAAAATATAAATTAGTTAGGGAAAAAATATTAACCCCTTGGGCTAAGATGTTAGATATAGAATTATGAAAAGCAGCAAAACATTAGAGCTGATTAATAAAAGTAAGGACACTCCAATAAGTCCTTCTTTCTGTATATTACCCTGGACACATTTGATGGTTCAACCTAATGGTAATATGCAGCCATGCTGTATGACTCCTCATGATATGCCTTTAGGTAATACAAAGGATATGACAATGGAAGAGGCTTGGAATGGACTAACTATGAAAACCATTCGTAAAAAAATGCTTAAGGGTGAACGTCCAATGCACTGTGGTAGGTGTTACTTAATGGATGATAACGGAGCAGTTAGCCCTAGAGTTAACCTTACAGATAAGTTTAAAAAACATATCAAACCTCTTTTAAAAGATACTGATCCTGAAACTGGATATAATAAACAATTTTCTCTTAAATATTGGGACTTTAGATGGTCTAATATATGTAACTTTAAATGTAGAATGTGTGGAACTTTTGCTAGTTCAAAGTGGGTAGATGATGAAATCGCAATACACGGTAAATCACAATCTGGATTAATGAATTTTAGGAGTGAAAGCAAAGTAGACATATTTGACTATGTGCATAAACATATAGATGAAGTAGAAGAGATATATTTTGCTGGTGGAGAACCCCTCATCATGGACGAACATTATATGATATTAGAAAAGCTAATTGAAGCTGGTAGAACCGATGTGTTACTTAGATACAATACTAATTTTAGTCATATAAAATTTAAAAAATGGGATTTACAAGACCTATGGAGTAAGTTTCAAAAAGATCCAAAAGGTAAAGTTCAATTATTTGCTTCACTAGATGCAACAGGTAAACTAGCTGAGGTGGCAAGACATGGAACTAAGTGGGATACTGTTTACAATAACATAAAGACCTGTATAGCTGACGGTATAGAAGTATTTGTATCACCTACTATTAGTATTCTAAATGTATTTTACGTTACAGATTTATTTGAAACGATTTTTAAACTTGGAGTTAAACCAGGTAATATAGTATTTAATAATTTTCTATCAGGACCTCCATGTTACGATATTAGAATACTACCAGATGAATTAAAAGACGAACTACTTACTAAACTTCAAGAATATTTTAATCAGTTAGATAAGGAAGAGTATAAACAAGCTATTGAAATGGCACTATCTTCGTGGATACAGTATTTATTTTCTGAAAGTCCTTACGATTTACTTACCCTACAGATTAATAGAAGGGAGTTATTAAGAGTTACTACAGTTTTAGATAAAAGAAGAAAAGAAAACTTTTTAGAAACTAACCCACAGTATACTGAATGGTTTGAAGAAATTAGAGCAACTATAGGTAACTACGAAAAAGAAGAAATATTTTTTAGAGACCAGACTATTCCTCTTCCAAAAGACGATAAAACAGGGGAATCTTATAATGTTAATAAACTAATATAATGGCAGCTCTAGACAAAAAAGATTATGTTTGCTTACAGCCTTTCGAATTCGCAGAGTTTTTCGATTATAAAAGTTATATGTGTTGCCCTAACTGGCTACCGGAAAATCTAGGTGATCCTATGAAAATCACTGAAAATTGGCAATCAGAGAAAGCAGATAATATAAGAAGGAGTATGATTGACGGTTCTTACAAGTATTGTATAGAATCAAGATGTCCTAAACTTACCGGACTAAAAGAAGGCAAGTCAGATGGATTTATGAAGAAAGAAGAATTCCTTAAAAAAATAGATGATTTTGCTATTGATCCTTATCCTAAATCAGTAAAATTTAATTTTGATCAAAGTTGTAATTTAAAATGTCCTAGTTGTAGGTTAGAAAAGATAAACTATCAAGGAGCTGAAAGAAAGAGAACAGAGCAAATAATGGAAGCTATAGAAACACAATTAGCTGATGGACTACAACATATAGAATGTACAGGTTCAGGTGATCCGTTTTTTTCTAGAACATTTAGAAAGTGGATGATGAATTTTGATCCTTCTCTATACCCTAATTTAAAAAGTATGCATTTGCATACCAATGCTACTTTATGGAATCACTCTAACTGGTCTAGAATGACTAAAGTCCATAAGTTTATTAAGTCAGCAGAAATTTCTATAGATGCAGCTTATAAAGATACGTATGAAAATTATACTAGGTTAGGAGGAAAGTGGGACGACCTAATGGATAACCTAGCTTATATATCAGAAATTAAAACTTTAGATAGAGTAACACTTTCGTTTGTAGTACAAAAAGATAATTATACAGAAATGGAAGATTTTCATACAATGGCTGAACGATTTTTTGGACATACACATATTAATTGGGAAATATTTTATAATAGAGTAGTTAATTGGGGAACATATAATGCTGAAGACTTTAAAAAAGTTGACGTAGGAGACCCAGAACACCCAGAGTACAATTATTTATTAGAAGAATACAGGAAGTTACCTCCTGCAAATAATATAAGACATAACCTTACGATATAATGGCTATAGAGTGTAAAAATTTAGAAAAGGGTTTAAGATTAGCAACTAATGGAACATTTTTTGCATGTTGTCATACTTTTAATGCACCTTTTCGAAATGAAGAAGGAGAGTTGATAAAAGCAGGAGATGTATCTATAAATGATGCTTTAAATAGTCATACAAGACAGACTATGTTAAAAGAATTTAAAAATGATATAAGATCATCAGCATGTAAAGTCTGCTGGGATGCAGAAGATGCTGGGTTTGAAAGTAAAAGAGTTAGAGATAATATGACTTTTAGTGAAACTAATAGAGCTATACCTACACGTAGTGGTGACGATATATTTTTCTTAGAGTTAAATTTAGGGAATACATGTAATTTAGCTTGTAGAATTTGCCATATATCCGCTTCTTCTAAGTGGAGAAATGATCATAAAGTACTACATCCTAACTACACTGAAAAAGAACTAGACGCAGAAGTTTTAGAATACTCTAAAGCATATTTAGACGAAAGTAGTATATGGAAGTACTTAAAAGAAATTTTACCTAAAATACAGCAATTAGATATATACGGAGGAGAGCCTATGTTAATGAAAAAGCAATGGGAAATATTAGACTACTGTGTAAAACAAGGATATGCAAAGACTCAATTTATGAGCTTTAATACTAACGGTACTATTGTTACTCCAAAATATATTGATATACTTACTTCTTTTCATATGACAAGAATAGGGTTTAGTTTAGATGGAGTAGGAGATAGATTTCATTATTTAAGATACCCTGGAAACTGGTTGACAGTAAATAATAATATTACCAAATGGTTAGAAACTCGTAAAAAAATAGAAGAAGATCCTAATAGTGAAAATAAACTACTATTAGAAATAGCTTGTACTATATCAGCTTTAAATGTAATGTATGTATTCGAAATGTTGGATTATGCCCTAGATAGAGATATTAAGTTATTTATTAGTTTTGTTTATAACCCAGTATATCTTAGTATTACAAACCTACCAGATGATATAAAACCTAAAGTATTAGAGTACTTAGAAGTAGAATTAGAGAAAAGAGAAGCACCTTATTCTCAAAATAGAGTAAAAAATGACTTGCAGCATGCACGTATCTTACAGTCATTTGAAGAAGTTAAAAAAATTATTACAACTTTAAAACTTCCTAATAAATCTAATCCAAAAGAGTGGAGAACATTTAGAAGGACTACACAATTATTAGATAAATCAAGAAAACAAAACTTTAAATATACATTCCCAATAGCTGAAGAGTTATATAACGTTTATAAATTAACATAATATGTCAGATAGATTAATTAAATGGAAAGAGGATAACCTCAACTCAGTAAATAAGGCATTTTGTCCAGCAAAATGGTACAACGCAACTATAGACCTAGGAAGTGGTTTCACAAGATCATGTTTCCTTCCGTTGCCCCATCCTATAGATGTAGAGGAGTTAGTAGAGAATCCATCTGCATTGCATAATACCAAGCACAAAAAGAAAATGAGAAAAATGATGCTTGAAGGTGAAAGACCAGCTGAATGTTCCTACTGTTGGAAAGTAGAAGATTTAGGAAGAAATAATATATCTGATAGAGTATATAGAAGTAAAGAATATAAAACAGCCGATATACAGGCACTTCCTAATACTCCTTGGGATACTAATATTAATCTACGTACTGTAGAACTATCTTTTGATAGATCTTGTAATTTTGCTTGTTCATACTGTAATCCTAGTTACTCAACTACTTGGGGTAAAGATATAGATAAAAATGGTCCTTATCAAAAATTTCAAACTCTTACAGCAGGAGCATATCAACAAAACGGAACTTGGGCTGACCCAGAAAATAAATATATAGACGGTAATCCATATGTAGATGCTTTCTTAAGATGGTGGCCTAGTTTATCTCAAGATCTACAGACATTAAGAATAACAGGAGGAGAACCTTCTACTAGTCCAGGGTTTTGGAAATTTTTAGCAATGGTCGCAGATAAACCAGCTCCTAATTTAAATTTATCAATTAATTCTAATTTAGGTGTTAAGGATATTTTAATAGATAAGCTTATTGAAACTACTCACGTATTAGATATTGAATCATACGATATCTATACTTCTAACGAATCTTTAGGTCCTCATGCTGAGTACTTAAGAGATGGGATAGATTATGATAAGTGGAGGTCTAATGTAGTAAGAATGATAGAAGAAGCTAATATACGTCAAATAGTAGTTATGATGACAGTATCAGGACTCTCTTTAATGTCTATGACAGAGTTTATGGACGATATGTTAGAGCTCAAAAAGAAATATGGACCAAATATGCCAACTTTAGATTTAAATTTTTTAAGATGGCCTGCATTTATGTCCCCTCTTAACTTACCTGAAAATGTTAAAAAAGAAGCTGTTGAAAAAGTACAAGTTTGGCTAGATAAACACAGGGACTCAGGATTACTATTAGAGCACGAGATTTCTCAAACTCAAAGAGTTATTGATTATGTAGATGGAGTTGATCAAGGACATGCAAGAGCAGAGGCAGATAAGGATAAACACTTTCATGACTTTAAATCTTTCTATGAGCAGTACGATGTTCGAAGAGGTAAGGACTTTAAAAAGACTTTTCCAATGCTTGCTGAATGGTACGATTCTATTGAGGTTGATAAAAGTATAAAAGACGTTCAACTATCACCAGGAGGTATGGAAGGCTGGGAAACTACAGAATATAAACCAGACCTTCTTAAAAAGAATAGAAACCTAAAAGATAAATGGACTAGACTTGATTTAGGGAGAAATTAATGAAGGCTTTAATTATATCTGGTTTTTTATATAACCTATCGGATAATATTATTCCTTTTCTAGATAAACAGACAGACGTATATATACATACATGGGATACCGATAGTAATCAAAGGTGGATAAATAAAGCAAATAGGTATAAAAAGTATTGTAATAGTTTTGAAATAAATGTAGAAAAACCTATATACGATTATAAGTTATATTCTTATTTCTACTCTACTTGGAAAGCTATTAATTTAATTAATGTTTTTGATAAGTATGAAAAAATTATAAAATTTAAACCTAATCTTAATATTGATAATATAAAATATAAAGGAGATATTAATCGCTATTTTAAAAAAGCTAAAATCCAAAGTAGGCCTTTACTTGATAACGTAAATAAAGAAGAATGTATATTTGGTTCAATATATTATCAAACATTAGATGAAAGATTATTCACAGGATATAGTAAAGCTTTCGAAAAAGCATTTAAAATAGAGGAAAAGAAATTTAAGTCAGAAATGTTAAACTTAAACACTAACCTACAGAAAATATATGGAGCCGATTATGAAGGTAGTATTTTCTGGAAAGAATGGTTGGAAAGAAAAAAATTATTTCTTATCTTAGATACAGACCTACTAATACCAGATAACCATATATGAAACCAATTAAATTAACAGAGCAAGAGCTAAAAAATTTAGAATTAATACAGTTAAGAAGAGCTGCCATGAAGGAAGAACTATCAGAGATAGGATTTCACGAAATTAAAGTTGAAAGTAAAAAAGTTAAGGTAAGACAATTTTATGACGAAACTTTAGAATTAGAAAAAAAATATGCAGAGGATCTTCAAGTGAAATACGGAAGAGGATCCGTAGATACAGAAACTGGAACTTTCACTCCTTTTAAATAATATTTTCAGTAAATAACACTCTATTTATATACGTAAAGTAATACCACACACATGATGTGGTTTCGATTATTTACATATATTTATATAAGACAATATTATAAACCTTATCAAAAATGGCAGAAACAATCGTCTCACCAGGTGTATTTCAGAGAGAAAATGATATCTCATTTATCGCCCCAGCACCTATCGAAGCAGGAGCAGCAATTATAGGACCTACAGTCAAAGGACCAGTAGAAGTACCTACAGTTGTTACCTCATATAATGAATACGTAAGAAAATTTGGAGACACTGTAACATCAGGATCCGATTCTTATGAATACTTAACATCAATTGCAGTAAAGTCTTACTTCTCTCAAGGAGGTAACTCTTGTCTAGTATCTAGAGTAGTGACAGGAACATTTGCTGAAGCAGATAACACACACGTATCAGCATCAGACAATGGAAGTACACAACCATTTACTATTAAGACAATTGGTAAAGGTACTATATACAATAACCAGACCTCAGCAACATATGGAGGAGAAAATTCAGATGGATCACTAGTATCAGGATCTATAGATAACTTAAGATGGGAAGTATCTAACGTAAACAGTACAAAAGGAACATTTACACTTTCAGTAAGAAGAGGAGATGATAGTCACAAGAACAAAGTTATTTTAGAGACGTTTAATAACTTAAGTCTAGACCCTAATGCAGATAGCTTTATACAAAAGAAAGTAGGTGATTCAAATATTCAAATTGGTACAGATGGAGCAGGAGTAAAATATGTAGCATCTTCAGGATCTTATGCAAACAGTTCTAATTATATTAGAATACCATCAGTTCCTGGTACTACAATTGATTATCTAGCTAATGACGGAGTAACAGTTTCTACTGCAGCATATACTGGTTCTCTACCGGTAGCATCATCTGGATCATTCTACGGTGCAACAGGAGATATTCCAGCAGCAAATGAAAACAAATTCTTTGAAAACATTAATACTAACAACCAAGGGGTTGTAGAAGCTGGATATACAGATATTATTAGTATCTTAGAAAATACAGACGAATATAAATTCAACGTAATATCAACACCAGGATTAAATAAAAATAACCACAGTGCGACTGTAGATAAAGTAATTTCATTAGCAGAGACTAGAGGAGATTGTATCGCAGTAGTTGATTTATTCGGATATGGAGCTTCAGTAGCTAACGTAACAGGTAAAGCAGACTTATTAAATAGTTCATATGCAGCAGCATACTGGCCTTGGTTGCAAACAGCATCATCGACAGGTAAGAACGTATGGGTACCAGCATCAGTTTACATTCCAGGAGTATATGCATTCACAGATGGAGCAGCAGCACCATGGTTTGCACCTGCAGGACTTGTAAGAGGTGGAATACCAGGAGTGATTCAAGCAGAAAGAAAATTAACTAGAAACGATAGAGATACATTATACGATTCTAAAGTTAATCCAATTGCTACATTCCCAGGAACAGGTATTGCAATATTTGGTCAGAAAACATTACAGACTAAAGCAAGTTCTTTAGATAGAGTAAATGTAAGAAGATTATTGATTGATCTTAAGAAGTTTATTGGAGATCAAGCACAAACGTTAGTATTTGAGCAAAATACAATAACAACAAGAAATAAATTCTTATCAGCAGTTAATCCATTCTTAGACTCAGTAACACAGAGACAAGGTCTTTACGCTTACAGAGTAGTAATGGACGATACTAACAATACAGCTGACGTAATAGATAGAAACCAATTAGTAGGTCAAATCTACATTCAGCCGGCTAAAACAGCAGAATTCATAGTATTAGACTTCGTTGTTGAACCAACAGGTGCAACTTTTGGAGCATAATTTAAAATTTAGATATTTATAATAAAGTAAAACAACATGGCAGTATTAGATCCAAATGAAATAATGTTTAGAGCTTTCGAACCGAAAGTTCAGAATAGATTTGTCCTTTACGTAGATGGTATTCCATCATTCTTAGTAAAGAACGTATCAGCACCAGAATTCTCAGATGAGGTGATTAAGTTAGACCATATTAACTCTTATAGAAAAATTAGAGGTAAAAGAGAATGGGCTGATATAACAATGACTTTATATGACCCAATCACACCATCAGGAGCACAATCTGTGATGGAGTGGGCAAGATTATCTTATGAGTCTGTAACAGGTAGAGCTGGATATTCAGATTTCTACAAAAAGGACCTAACACTTAATATATTAGGACCAGTAGGAGATATCGTAGGAGAATGGGTAATCAAAGGAGGATTTGTAACAACAGCAGATTTCGGTGATTACGATTGGGCAAACAGTGAGGTAGTTGACGTATCGTTAACTGTAGCGATGGACTACTGTATCTTAAACTATTAACCGCTAAACTACATACTTTATAAGAACCCGGCATTTAGTCGGGTTTTTTGTTGGTTTAAAAATAAATTATTCGTATATTTATTATAAGACAAGTTATACTTAAACGTTATTTATGAGTACAAAATTCAAATTACCTACAGAAACCGTAGTATTACCATCAAAAGGACTACTTTACCCAGAAGATTCTCCATTATCTAAAGGAGAACTTGAGATGAAGTATATGACTGCTAAAGAAGAAGATATTCTTACTAATAGTAATTATATAAATAATGGTACGGTAATCGATAAACTTTTAGAATCCTTAATAGTTACTGAAAATGTAAACTACAACGACCTACTTATTGGTGATAAGAACGCTATTATGATTGCTGCAAGAATACTTGCTTATGGAAAAGATTACCCGGTAAGATATAGAGGTAACGATATAATGGTTGACCTAAGTAAGTTAAACGAAAAAGATATAGATTTAGACCTACTTAAGGAAGGTAAAAATGAGTTTAAATTTACTATGCCGAAAAGTGGTGTTGTTGTAACCTATAAAATATTAACCCATGCTGATGAAAAAGCTATAGAAGAAGAACTTTCCGGATTAGCAAAGATTGACCCAGAAGGTAATTCCGAGGTAACTACCAGATTAAAGTTCTGTATTACTTCAGTTGAAGGATCAAAACAATCAGCGGATATAAGAAATTACGTAGATAATTACCTATTAGCTTCTGATGCAAGAGCATTTAGAGATCAAATTTTAAAAGTCTCACCGGATATAGATATGATTTACTATCCAGAGGATGGACCAGCAGGAGGGGTTGACATCCCGATAGGGGTAGGGTTTTTTTGGCCTAAGTTCTGAATATAGATCTTCTGTATTCTCACAGGTACATCAAATAGTATTCCACGGTAATGGTGGGTATACTTGGAGTGATGTATATAATATGCCAATCTGGCTGAGAAAGTTTACTTTTCAGGAAATTAAAGATTTTTTCGATAAAAAAAATGAAGCAGAAGAAAAAGCTATGAAAAAAGCTAAAGGTATGCAAAAAGCAAAAATACATAAACCTGATATTAATCCAAGCTATAATACAAAGACTTCTAAATAATAGAGGTCTTTCCTATTTATTATAAAGAAATACATGCCAAAAGATATAGATTTTAGTGCATTTAATAACGAACAGCTTTTATCTAAAGTTGAAGGGGTTACTGGTAGGATAAAAGATCTTAAAAGTAACATCAGTCTTGTTAACGCTGAAGTTAAGAATCTTAACGACGGTATAGGAACAGACCTATCCAATAATTTTAATAGGATTAATAGTCTTGTTAGGGATTTTAACAGACTACAAAGTAAAGCTGCTAAAATGGGGAAGTCGTTGAAAGATATTACTGCTAAAAGAGTAGACGCTGAACGTCAAATTTATAGTTTAAACATAAAATCTAACGATTTATATAGACAACAACAAAAGGCTGAAGCAGATCTTCTTGAATTAGTAGAAAAGAGTAAAGATTTAAAAGGTGACGCAGCTATTGTACAAAAAGAAGCAATAGATCAAAAAAGAACAGAAATTGACTTAATTCAACAACAAGGAAGAGTTATAAGAGCAACATCTGAAGAAGCACAAGTTGTATTTAGTGGATTTGCTGAATTAGAGGAAACTACTATCAGAACCAATGATAAGTTTTCCAGTATGTTTGACATTATCGGGGGTATATCTAAACAGATACCAGGTCTTTCAGCATTAGTAGAACCTTTTATTCAATCAAATGATTTAGTTAGACAGCAAGCAGTTACTAATGAAAGATTAAGTGGTATTTATGAAAATGGTGTTATATCCGCTGAAAAACTAAATGAGCAAAAGGTAATAGAATTAGGATTAGCAAAACACTTATTAGACGGTAATGATAATATACTAACAGGACAGGATGCTATAAATAGACTTAGAGAACTTGGAATGGAAAATGCATTACAGTCGCAAGGCCTTATGACAACAAGGTTTAAAGCTATGGGTTCTGCAATTCAAAAATCTCTTATACCACTAATGATAATAACCACAGTTGTAAAATCTTTAAGGTACTTTGCTAGCATATTAACTGGTTCTCAAGAAAGATCAGTTGAACTTGCAAGACAGTTCGGGATATCTAGAGATTCAGCAGATGGAATGAGAGATAGTTTATTAACTTCTGAAAAAACTATTAATAAGACTTATGCTTCTATGACTAAGCTTATAGCAGCACAAACAATGTTAGTAGAGGAATTAGATAGAGGAGGTCGTTTCTCTACAGAAACATTAGATGCCCTTACTCTAATGTCTCAAAGAATGGGTGTTAGTGCAGAAGCAGCAACAAAAGTAACAGCACGTTCAGAAGCATTTGGAGGCAGCGCAAGAGAGAATGTTGATACTATAATGCTAATGAATAATGAACTTTATAACTCAGGACAGAGTACAGCAACTTTCGGACAGTTAATGTCTGCTGTAGGTGAAGCAAGTGGTCAGGTAGCAGCATCATTTGGATTTAGTAATATAGCTATAGCTAGAGCTGTAAATGGGGTTAGAAAATTAGGTCTAAACTTAACTCAAGCAAGAAATCTATCAGAAAACCTATTAGACTTTGAATCTAGTATAGCAGCTGAATTAGAAGCTGAACTATTTTTAGGGAAAGATATAAATTTAGATAAAGCCAGAGCTATGGCAATGACTGGTAATATAGCAGGAGCTACTTCTGAAGTAATGAAAATAACACAAGGATTGACAAAAGAGCAAAGAAAAAGTCCGATTGTAATGCAAGCTCTTGCAGATGTTATAGGTCTATCAGTAGATGAACTACAAGACGCATTTCTACTACAGACGGATAGAAATAGACAAGCTTTAGAGCAAATAAAAAATCAAAAGGCATATTTACAAGCTTTAAAAATACAACAAACTTTAGAAAAACAAAATCTTGTAGAAATTGAACAACTCAAACAAAAAATATCTGATCACGATCAAAATATAGAAACGATGAGTCTAAAAGACTACAGACTTAGTAAAAAAAGATTAAATGAGTTAACAAAAGAAAATAAAGAAAATAAAATAGCTCTAGAGCAGAAGAAAGCTGAATTAGGAATAGCTGATGCAACAGCAGCAGGAATGGCTGATCAAGTTACAGCTGGTGAACAATTAGCTGCAGCTATGGAAAGAGTTAAAGATAAATTTATGGAACTTGTTGGAACCGGTGTTCTGGATAAGGTAGTAGTTCTTTTAACAAGATTTGCAGAACAAGGTATATCAGGACTTTTTGGCGGTGTAAAAGACTATGAAATAATGCCATCAAAAGTGTCTTCACAAGAACAGGTTGATAGTTATTTAAATAATTTATTAAGTACTAATAAGTTGACTTCAATGAAACTTGCTGAATTAAGAACGCAAGCAGATGAACAAGGATTTACAGATAAATTAGATGAATTCATCACCAGCACTACTGAAAGAGGAGCATCTGCTTTAGAGAAATCATATTCAAATAGAAATTCTGCAGAAAGAATAGCAGCATCGAGAAGTCAGAGATTACTAGATGCTTTAGATGGTGAACCAGTATTGGACGATTTTATTATTAGACCTGGTCAAGGTATACAGAGGTTTAATAAAGATGATATTGTTATTGGAGGAACTAATCTATCAGGAGGTAATAATAAAGACGTAGAAAAGAAACTAGATGCGATACTGGCAGCTATACAAGCAGGAGGAGACGTATACATCGACGGTAACAAAGCCGGTCGTGCAATGGTTTTAGGAACACAAAATTTTAGTTAAACTATTTATAATAAAAATAATTATGGGAATTTTAAAAAATCAATTAGAAACATCTAAACTTGGACTTAAAGGACAAACTCCAGAGGTAAGACAAGGAGCTTTAGAAACATCTGAATTACATTCACCTATAAAAGGAGAACATTCAGTTTTTGACTTAAACGGAGCAACACCAGATAAGTATTCGGATAATAAACCTGAGTAGTAGGTGGCTATACTTAAAAAATATACTGAAGAGGGAATACCTCAAAATCAGAGATATAAGTATTCTGATGCTGTTAATATAGGAAATGAACCTATAATACAGAAAGATATACCTGTGTCTAATTCAACCACCTATCAATCTACAACACGTCTGGGAAGAGGATTAGATGACTTAAAAAGAGTAGCTACTTTACTAACTCAGAAACCTGGGTTAAAATTTATTGCCAACACAGCTGCATTAGGTGTAATAGATAGTGATAATAAAAAGATTCATGAAGAAGCAAGAAAACCGAAAGATGATCGAAATAAAATATCTTTTGGAAGTTCCATTTCTCTAGATAATATCGGAGGAGTAGCCAAAACGCTTGCAACAACACTTGCACAAGTACCGGTAAATGGTACAGGTACACATTTTGTCAGAGGTGATAAGAAAGGATTAAGAGATATGATAACTATATTTACAGGACCATTACCGGCAAAAGACCCTGTAATAGAGTTTAAAAAAACAAACAAAATATTAGAATCTCCTTCGGATAGTGATAATGTAGAATATGGAAACGATTTAATAAAGTTTAGATTCACTATTGTAAAACCTGTAGAAGATGATAACAATCCTATAGAATATCAGCATTTACTTTTTAATGCATATCTCACCCAGTTAGATGATGCTTATAATGGAGATTGGAACAATTGGAAATATAATGGTAGAGCAGAAAATTTCTATACTTATAGTGGTTTTGAAAGAACTGTAGGTATTGGTTTTAAAATAGCTGCTGCTAATAAACAAGAAATGTTTCCAATCTACAAAAAAATTAACCAGTTAGCTTCAGTTACTGCTCCTACATACTCTGAAAGCGGTATTATGAAAGGTAATTTTGTAAAAGTTACAATAGGTGACTACTTAGATAATATACCGGGTATTATAACTAATGCTACCTTTAATTGGAGTCAAGAATACCCATGGGATATAGGATTAGACTCGTTAGGTAGAGAAGCTAGCAATCAACAGCAATTACCTACTGTTTTAGACTGTAGTCTAGCTTTTACCCCAATACATTCATTTGTACCACAACAAGGATTTCAATTTGAAGGTACTAGTTACATAGGTAGAAAAGCTTCAGTATCAGGAGAAACAGGAGCATTTGGAGGTGACTTTGATCAAGGAAACTTTATAGGTTTAAATTAACCTAATAACACTGGTAGATGAAAAGGTATAAAAATATAGAACGAATCAAAACTGATAAAGGTAGAAATTATAGAACTAACGCTATATACCCGAGATTACCTGAAACAGAAAATGATATTTACGTTATAACTACAACAGGTGATAGATATGATACTCTTGCATATCAATTTTATAAAGATTCATCGTTGTGGTGGGTAATAGCTACTGCTAATAACAGTACTAATGGTTCTTTAATACCAACACCGGGGCAACAACTCAGAATACCTGCAGATAAAACATTAGCACTTACTCTATTTGACCAACTTAATAAATCAAGGTAATGTCAAGAATATTAGGTGGACCATTCACTAAAGGAGTATCAGAAATTTTAGATGCTAGGAATAAACTACTAAGTTTACAGAGCGGTAGAGAAGATTCTCAATTAGTTTACCTTAATAGTAACCATTCCTGGA